CTCCACCAAACTTAAAAATACGAACTCACGTCACCGTTGAATTTATCGGTCCAATGTTTGTATTAACTTGCCCGTTTCCCGAGGCAAATGAGTAAGAAAAGCCGCGTCTATTATGGCGCGGCTCTTCTTTTCATCTTCTTTTGCGAGGCTTGCATATGGCAAGCCTTTTGTTTTACCCCTCATTTTCGGCATAAAATAGCGTAAAGCGGAAAAATCCACCAATTTCCCGCAAAAACTGCCGAAGCAGCGTAAAATCTAACGCAAAGGAGCATATGACTATGGTAAGGATTCTACTGTCCAGGAAGCTGGGCGAGCTTCGTTGGACACAAGCAGACCTTTCACGCGCAACGGGCATTCGTGCCTCCACCATCAATGAGTATTACCATGAGATTGCCGAGCGCGTGAATTTAGAGCACTTAGACCTGATATGTGAGGCATTGGATTGCGAGTTGGGCGATATTATTATTCGCACTCCAAACAAAGACCCTCATACTAAGAGCCGTTCAGGATTGCCGATACATACTGAGGACTAAGCAAAGAAAGACCCGGATGCAATATCCGGGCCTTTTTTATACCTGCGTTCCGTCAGGGAGCGTAAAAACAATGTCAACATCACACCCCATAGCCTTGGCAATTTCAACTATATCTTTCTCTGTGAAGTTTCCCCTTGAGAACTTATTCGTAAGATTTTGGCGGCTCTGACCTGTGGAACTCGCAAGCTCCGTCATGGTGATTTTCTGCCGCTTCATAATTATTAGGGCTTTCTCTTTTACTGAAATATTCATATTACAACCTCCTGTGCAGTATATTACACTCAAAAATTGCTATTGTCAAATAATTTTTTACAAATAACACGAAATAATGTAAAATAATTATTGACAAATTACACTTTTTAGTGTAATGTGAAGACTGTAAGGACGAGGGAAACCTCGAATACAAGGAGGAAACAAAATGAAATGGTATGTTGTAAAGACGACGAAAAACGGCATTGAATACAAGAAAGCCAAGTGCCTTGATACTTGGAGCAAAACCAAAGAAGGCTGCTGGAAATATTCCTTGCAGGGCGCTAAGCAAATTGCAGAACGCCTCAATGCTGGACTTGCTCCATATTGGAGAGACAAAATCCACTATAACTACATCAAAGCTGAATAAAAGATACCCGCCCCGGAGGTTACGAGGGTAGAAAGGATTGCCATGAATAATATAACCAAAGACGCCGTTGAAGCAACGGCAAAGGCTATGCTCGCGCTTGGGCGCTGCACATGCACACGATGCGGAATGAACGTGCTTAATCCCTACGGAGAGCGTAACGCAATGAGCCGCAGAGCGGATGTAATCATCTGCGACGACTGCGGAACTTCTGAGGCGCTCAGCGACTGTTACGGTCGCAAAGATGAAATAAACGAGTGGTGGATTATTGACGTGATTCGCGAAATTAACGACCTGTTAACCTCTAACGAGCCGTAGGAGTTAGTTGCAACTGGCTGTGAGCGGCTTTTGCACCTTTAGAAGTGTAGACGCATGGCAGAAATAGAAAAAGCCCCGTAACCTCAAATAAGAGGCACGGGGCTTTTTTGTGTTTGTTTTATTTTATGGGTAATGCTTTAACTTGATTCATGATTCCGTCTAAGAATCCGTTGCCACCGAGCACATCATGATATACCCGATGGTCTTCAATTAAATCTTCAAGCTCATCTGCATAGATAAAGCCCCTCTCGATAAACTGTTTTCCGTCCTGTTTTATCCTACGATAATAGGTTTGACGCTCAGCAATATACAAGCCGTCTTTGTGCTTGTTCTTTTCTGAGATACGCGTGAAAATGGCGGTGATTACAGTGCTGACGGTTGACGATGACAGGATAGCGAGAATTATTGTAATCACATCGTTCATTTCACACTATTAGACTCCTTTTCCTTCGGGACTGTATATGTCATTGCGAGTTCACTGTCGTTTACGCCTGCCGTAGTGGGGTCATTAAGTGCGTTCCATACGGATATGCCAACCAAGCCGAGCACATAGGGATTCTGAGCGGCTCCGATAAGAAGGCTCCCAAGCGCTGACCATGATGTCAGATCAGCATAGGTTAATCCCGCATATGCGAGAATGGGCAAAAGAATTGACAGCACAAGCTGTGCAATAAAGACGGGGTTTTTAAAGCGCACTTTCCAGTTAATCATGATGAATCCTCCTTATTTCTTGCTGAGCTCGTTGACGCGTTTCTGAACTGCATCGTAGTCATAGCCCGCCTGCGTGAGCTTTCTCTTCCTCTCGGAGCCGTTGCCCCATTTACCTGCGATAACCTCTTTGGCTACCTCATTGACAGACTTTGCGGAACTGCCTGCAAGGATTACATTTACGCGAGCCTGAACGTCTGAGTAATTGTAACCTGCCGCGGTGAGCGCATTCATGCGCGCTGCCCCAACGCCCCATTTGCCGGCGATAACCTCACGGGCTATCTCGTCAATGGATTTAAGCGCCGATGCCTTTGTTGCCACTTTAGGCTCGGCATCGTACTTTGGATGACCGAAGCCTACGATGGTTTTGTCTGTACGGCTATAGGTATTCTTTTTGACCTGATTACCGCTATTTCCTTCGACCGTGATGATCTGAGTGTTGGTGATTTCAACGACGATGCCCGTGTGGTCTGCGCCGCTACTTCCTGAATATCGGAAGAATATCTGGTCTCCGACTTTCGGTGTCATGTCGAGTCGACCTGCACTCTTATAATACTGCATCGAATAAGTACAGCCGGCTCCGTAGGGACCTGACTGGCAGATAACTTCCTGCGCAATCTTTGCGTTCTTGTCCGCGGCTTCGTAATGACACCAGTCATTGAAGACATCGCACCATGCGTAACCATTCTTGTTGCCGTTATAATATCCGGCAGCCGCAAGGTCACGGGCATACTTGGTGTAGTTGTTGGAGCCAGCATTAGCGGTCTTGCCATCAAGATTTGCGTTAGATGCTTTCTCCGTGTAGCCGATTTCTGATTTTGCAATTTCGACTAACTTGCTTGCTGTGTAACCCATGGTATTACCTCCTTGAAGATAAAATAATAACCACGGTTTCCCGTGGCTATTTACAAATGTTTTGAGGGATTATTTATATCCCTCGATTTTGTACACCTTGCCATCTCTTTCGAGCGCAGTGGTACCGGTAGTATTCGCATTACAATAGTTCATGCAGAACTTTGTCTTGGTCGCGTCGACATTGCAGACACAGCCATACTTAACGCCGTTATCGTTCGGATAGTAACCGATGTGAGAGCCGATATAGAATCCACTTCGCGGTGTTGCGGAAGCAGCATCGAGATTGATACGAACAACCATCGAAAATCCTTCCTGGTCGACTACGGAGCCGGAGCAAGCCTTGATATAGGCAAGAACATACTTGTATGCGCTCATATCAAGTCCCGTCAACTGCCATAAGTTATCGGAGTCAATGTTTCTTGATTTTCCGCCTGAAGCTGAAAGCCCATTAGAGGGGTCTGCAGCTTCCCATACTGTATGCGGACCGTACTTGTCGTCCACATATGCCTTGAGAGAATCGAGGTTATCCTTGACGAGCTTCGCACTCGGATAATGAGTATCATCATTCCCCGAAGCAAACGAAGTTACAAGGTTAGAAAGAGTCTGGAATGTATGCTGTACCCAATAGATAAGGTCACCGTCACGAGGGTGCTTATGGTCTGACCTTGAGAATTTCTCGGAAATACCTGCACTCGCCGTGTCATTGTCTTGAAGCGGAAGATCGTCACTCGCGGTGGGAATATCTTCGGTATTAGCCTTATTTTCCTCTAATGAATCGACATTGTCCTGCAATGTAGATATATCCTGCGTGGCAGTTTCAACAGCGGACTCGAGATCATCGACATCATTTTGAAGCGCGGCGATATTGTTTTGCGCTGCGGCCATATCGGCAGCACTCGCCCTTGACGTGTCTGTCGGGTGAACGTGGTTAGCTCGAGCATACTCATTAGAATTACCAGGCGACGCAGTTCCATCCATCTGCGGATTTGCGCTTGAGGGATCGGGAATGTCGGGTGTCTCAATTTCGGCAACCTTTTGGTCAACATATTCGGTGCTCGCCTTGGATTGCGCAAGGGAAGTCATCAAGGCGCTCATACCCGAAACTGTTTGCTCCGCAGATTCAACGCGATCATCAAGAGCCTCGACTGCGTTCTGCGCGCTCTCCAAATCTTCTTCTACGCCGTCAATAAGCCCTCTCACCTCGGTATCGTCGTAGACGGTATCGGTAGCGGAAATGACATTGCTATCGGATATCGCAACATTGGCGCCTGCGGTGAGCGTAGGCTGTTTGCCTAAGAGGGCAGTAAGAATATCCTGAATGGAAGCTCGAATTGCCCTGAAACTGTTTGAGATTGTGGATGTAGATGCAGCGGATGTGTCTTCGATGTCATCAGAAGTGAGAACAACGGTACCCGTCTTTCCGTTTACGGAAGAAACGGGAATGGTTACGGAAATCACGCCGTTTACGATGCTTACATTTGAGCCGGCAGTAAGAGCGTTCTGTTTTGAGTTCCAGTTCTGCTTATCGTTTGAGGTTACATGGATTGCTGTGTTGCTAGTATGCGCTGAGAGCGATTCCTCAGAAGCAAGACCGTTTACGAGGTCGGCAACAGAAACTGCGATAGATGTGCCTGTGCTTAAATCAAGGATAATTTTTTCAGTATCTTCGTCATAGTAGCCGTCTACAATTACTGCGGAAGCAGGCGAGGCGTTTACACTTGACTCGCTGAGCAAATTTAAATCCTTGTCAAAAAGCTTTGCGGTGATCTGATGCGTGGTTGAATTAATTTCAAGTGTAAGCGATTTTGCCGCTTCGTTGGCAGACGCTTTCCCGTTGATGAGAGTGCTCAAGGCGCTAATGGCTGCATAGATAACCTTGTTTTGAACGCAGTTTTTAGACGTGGAAGACAAAGCGGCATCGGGTATTACTCCGATATTTGCATAAGCCTTGACGTCTATTCTTTGCGACTGAGGTACTCTACCGGTTATTTTCGCCAACACACTCTGAGCAACGCGCGGGCTTATCCTTATATGCATAGGCCCACCTCTTACTCAACAACGATTCGTGCGCCGATAACGAGCGGAGTTCTGAGACCGCTTGCCTCGTACCAAATGTCGTATGTATACTGACCTTCGGTAAATTTTGCGCTTAGCGTGCTGTCGACGGTAATGAGTATCGAGTTATCCTCGATATTTGCACCTGTAAACGTCGCAGTGTGAATTACAGTGCCGGAGGAATTCTTGAAACTGATTGTGATAGTACAGTCGTCCGGGAGCTCCAAGGCGGTTTCGCTGTTTGCATCTATCGGGGAAATATCCAAGTAGAGCGGAAACTGACTACTTGCCGCCCAATACATAACACCGCCCTCAATCCTGGGAGACTGTTTTGCAGAGGGGATATGGTTGCATTCTCCAAGCATTTTGAGTCCTCCTTTGGATATAAAAAGAGCTGTCTTCAGACAGCTCTTTTATTCAAGTATAGTTTTTTCTTCATCATCGACTTCTTGAAGCATGCGCTGTGCGGCTTCGGATATGCCGTTGGCGTTTTCAAGCTCAATAGTCAACTGATGTATTAACTGAGATTGATGCTCGATTAAGGAACACAGAGCATCAACCAGGCGCAGACTTGCCATAATATCGCCTCCCAGGGAGAGCATATACCTTTGCAGAAGCCTGTGCGCAAATAGGGGATAAAATAACGAAATCGGTTATTCTAACTTGCTAAAACTTGCTAATACTCTAAAGGTTTTTACTTTAGCAAGTTGTAAATTACTCTTACGAGTTTAAAAAACCATTGATTTTTCAATCGTCTTCGAGTAATCCGCTGAAAGCCTTGTCGTCGTCATCATCCATGACGCGCGCCTATATTTCCGTCCACCCGTAAACCCCGGGCTCCCATACGTTGACGTCAATATTGGATTCCCATGTCTTACCGCCGTGGGTGACCTTATCACCTGCGGAATAAGGATTGGTGGAATCGGGCTGTTCCCATTCGGTAATGGTTTCAGCATCGGGTATGAGCACTTTGGCGAAAAGGCTCGGTGCTTCCGAGGGAGTCCATTCGGCGGTAGCGGTATGAGCCTGAAGAACAGAGTACAAAACGCCTCCGTACTTTACTCGCATGCCTACCGTATAGTTCGTGTCGGGCGACCACTCAGGGAAAAGAGAAACGGCCTGCAGAGCTGTTTCATCGTCAACTCCCTGCATAGCCGTTTCGATTATGCCTCGATACTGAGATACTTTTTCCATCAGCATTTATATCACCCCCAAAGTCTTGAGAGCATCGGTAAAGAGTACCAATGCATTCTGATATGCGTCCATAGCCTCCTGAGGAAGGTCAACGGGATGATTGATGCGGTACTCATCAAATGAGTAGCCTGCCACTTCCTGAGTGGTAAGCACCTCACCGTCTTGTCCTGTCTCGTCGGGGACTACCATGGTAATGTTGGTAATATTAACGGGAAGAAAAACCGTGCCGCCGTCGATATGAGCTTCAGGGGCTATTGTCGATGTCCGCTCCGACTTCTCCCAATTTCCGTTGTTTGCGATTATAAGCATTTTGCAAAGCCTCCTCTGCATACTTCCGCAGTTGCCTGCGGAGCTTTTTTGCATCTGCATATGAATTGTGATTATCCATAGCTTCAAAGCGATGCCAATAGCTTTCCTCTGTCATGGGGCCGTTGGCTACCGCTTCGGCATTCTCTCTAATGTGAATGCGCTGATATTTCACATTTGACGGTCTGAGCCTTCGAATGACTTTTCCCGTGTCTGTAAGATATAAGTGCATACCGAGGAATGGAACGCCATTTTTCAATGGGCTGATTTGAGTTTTCTTGTTGAGTTCTAGACCTTTATCTGCGTATCGCCTTTCAAGTTCGGACTTAAGCTGCTCGAGGTATTCACGGTCATGATGAATAATCCAACTATCGTCCATATAACGCCCATAGTTTTTGATGCCGCATTGGTCCCTGATATAGTGGTCTATATCGTTAAGATACATCACGGCAAATGCCTGGCTTGTTTCGTTCCCGATAGGTGATCCGACTTCGAGCTCTGGCATACCATCCATATCACAAAGAACGACATGTGGGCGACCTTTGCTGTCGGTAGTCACATATCCTCGCTCAATACTGTTATGAGAGCTTTCGAGTATTACGCCGCATATCCACAATGTCCAGTCATCGAAACCGAACTTTTTCAGCTCTGCTTTAATGGCATCATGGGAAAGGTGATAGAAGTATTTTCGAGCATCCATGCGGAGAACATAACCGTCTGTGCCGTGATTGATATAGAACGCCCTCATGCGCTGCTCAAGGTAGTCAAGTGCTATATGGGTACCGAAACCGACGCGGCTTGCATAATTATCCTTGATAAGATGGGGGTTTAGCTGTTCCCACAGAACATTCTTACAAAGACTGCTCAATACAATTTTGTCCTTGAATGTGCATGCCTTGACGTCTCTATGTACAGGGCGCTCAACCGCGAACTCAGAATATTCGCCCATGGTGTGGGAACGCTCTTGAAGGCCCCACATTATCATGCATAGACCTTCAAGCGGATTAAGGGCAAACCTTTTTGGAGCAGACTTATTTTGCCTTCCCTTTGATAAGCGCTTGTATGCTTTATATAGAGAGCGCAAATCGGATGCCTTTTCCATATTCTCCACAATATCACCTCACAAATCATTATCGCCCCGGAATAACCGAGGCGATAATTTTAGACTGTAATAGTCTATTGCCTGTTTCCACGCAATAGGCATCAGCCTCGGGATTGCGCCCGTGTTTACCCTTTCGGGAGGGTATCAGCTCGCTTGATGATGGTACACACCTTTCAGCTTTTGCTTACTTGTCCCGTTAATCCATCAGTCCGCGCGGACCGCATACGAGTTGTTGGCGTTGTTGTTGTCCAGCGCGCCCGAAGAATTGACGTTACGCACATTGTTGGCGTTAGAAGAGTTCGGGGAAACTCGCTCCCAAACGGGCGGCCTACGCAAGTAGCTATACCCGATATAGCTTATACACGCGCGGTCTTATCTAGCCACGCGAGAGCTATATTCTTAATTTCTATTCGCAATTTTTCTGCTTCTGCGGCAGAGGCGGAGCGAATAACGCCGAGAGTGAAACAGAGATATAGGCATTCCTCAATGTTGTTGAGCGTGCATAATGCCGCCATTAAGGAATCGCGCCTATCATTCTTGAAATACCGAGCGTGTTTCAGCTCTTCCAAAAGCTCGAGTGAGTAGTTTTGTAGCCGAGTGCCGATACTGTGTTGATATTTCGCAGGCATGCCATTGTTCGAATCTTCCTTGAACTCTTCTGTGGGAAGCTTCGCCTTTTTCGATGTGAAGCGGAATATCATCACCATCAAAGCTCTTGCCTTTATAATAATTATCGGGTCTTTTGCATACTTACTCTCATACTCCTGCCCGTTTTTGGTAGGCATTTCGCGTCACTCCTTTGTATAAGGCATTATACAATTACTGAAAAGCTATGCGCGATTTTGTCAGAAAATAACGAAATGCGTTATTTTCAAAATACAAATTTTGCGCGGCCGCTTCGCGGCATAATACCGTAGATTACACTACGACGACTTGGTATCTTCCCAGCTCAGTGTTATATACAATCGGCGCAGTTAAGGGGATGGACAAGCCCGCGCGGACCGCAAACGAGTTGTAGGCGTTGTTGTGGCCCAGCGCGCCCGAAGAATAGACGTTACGCACATAGTTGGCGTAAGAAGAGTTCGGGGTTGAAAGCCAGTAGTTTGTTCCAAAACCCTCAGCTCTGTTAGCGTTTGTATTTCCGTCTCCGTCAAAGAGTTGGAATACTGCGCCCTCGGGAGAGTTGGCAACTTCGTCTCCGAGACCAACCTCCGTTCTGCTCGGGAGCCATACAGTATCAGCAATGGTTTCGGTACCGCCACCGTCTACCGAAGGCAGTACACAAACTTTCTGTTCGGGAACGATAAGACTGCGTTCTGCCGCCGTGAAGTCGTGCAGAAATCCGTTTTTGGCTTTGAGCGAATTATCGCAGACGTCGGTATCGGTCTGCGCCGTAAACCATGAGTTCGCGTCACCTGCTGAATTAAGCCACTGCCTGAGGTTTGAAGTGGAGTACCTGTTACTGCCGTAACCGCGTCTGTCACCGTTGGCATTATCGGGCTCGGGCTTATCGAATGCGCTATTTCCGAGCAGAGGTGAGTTAAGCAGGATTCTTGCGCGGTCTGCCTGCTTGTCCGCCACCTTCCACACCAACGGCGTTGAGCCATACGCGCCGAACTCGACAATGCCTCCAACGGGGAGCGTGGTAAGTGTAGTGGATTCGGGAAGCCAATATACATTGACTGCCATGTAGCCGCGGTTGAGTGTAGTCTGATAATGTGTCTGAGCCTGACCGTTGGTGTTGTAGGGAAACGCCCTATAATACCAAGTTACAGGCTCGAGCAGCGTGCCTACGCTTGCGGAATCGTCCTCGTCGAACTCATCCTCATAGTGCAGAGTGCTTGTACCTGAAACGTTACATACGAGTGTACCATCTTCGGTATGAGCAGGGAGAGAGCCTTTTTTTCTGCGGATTATGATACCACTTACATTCTCGGTACTCGGAAACGCCCAATAGAGATGCACCGAGGGAGAAGTGGGATCGAGTGTTGCCGTAAACAAAACCTGCTCTGGCAAGGTGTATGTCTGCGGTAAGTAGCCTGCCCTGAACTGCGCTATTGCAAGGTCAAGGTCAGCTCCAGTATGTTCAAGAAGTATTTTTGACATATTTAGCCTCCTCAGATATTTGCTTCAACAAATTCGTCAATTTGTTCTGCTGTGTAATTACTGGTAAACGCACCCTCGGAAACAGCAAGCATATTGCCGTCACTGTCATAAAGCGCATTGCCATCGTGGTCGGTGAAGATATCTGAGATATACGAATCTGCCGTAACTGTCAGATACGGGAAATTCTCTTCACAGTAGATGGATGTTGCAAGCGAAAGCGCGCCGTTAACATGAACGGTACCCGAAACAACAGCAACGGAAACATTACCGCCGTTTTCATCAAGACCGCGGCACTGCGTCAGCTTAGTGAGAGCGGTTGCGGTGTTAAGTTCCCATGCGATATTAAGAAGTCTTACACGGCTGTTTGCCGGGAGAGCTTCAACGATGGGGATTACATCAACAGCGGGAGAATTTTCAATGCGCAGAGTGGTTATATTGCTATGACCTGCAAGCACAAAGTTCTCCAAATTAACCTGATTGAGCATTGTGAGCTCAGTTAGCGTTGCCGGCAAATGCAGGGTGTTAATCATGCCGCCGTTCGGGAGCGTGATGCCTGTAATTGCAGTTCCGTCAAAATAAACCTCTTCAACACCTACACATCCCGAGATATCGGGTGCGGAGGTTACGCCTGTACCGAGGTTGACACAGTTTCGGCAGTCAATGGTTTTCAACAGAACATTGTTACCGAATGTAAGTGTTCTCAGATTCGGGTTGCTGTAATTGGCGGCAGAATCGCCGAGCTTGAGGCTCTGAAGCTTTGTGGCCCTCGAGATATCACATAAGCCGACTTTCAGCCCGCTTATGTCGCCGACACTCTTAAGCTGAGACGCGGAGAATATGAGAATTTCCGTATCGTTTACGCTATCAAGAGGGCAGTTTAGCGTATAGGAAGAACCACGCAGAGCTCTTGTCTGGACAAGATACGAGCCGTACTTAATGGAGGCATAGATGTCAGCATAGGGAGTTACCGTGATATTGTCCTTTGCATAACCTCTCAACTGTATGTAGTCAGACTTTGCGTCGCCGGCGTTATATTTACTGTCGATGTAGCGAAAACGGTTATACAGCCACCATTTGCGCTGCTGTGCTTTGGAGCCCTGAAGCATTTCGAGATATGTGGCATCATTATTCAGGATTAACGGCTCAAGACACTTGGAATAGCTATCTTCGTTGAATATAGCTTCGGGCCATTTTGCCTGATGAGCTTCAAACTGACTTTCAATATAGTCGTATTTGAGATAAGCCTGTCCGCGCAGTGTGTTATACAATGCCGCAATCTCTGCCCCAAATGCGTCTCGGAGATTGCACCAAAATGTTGATGTCTGACCATTGAAGACAAGAGCACCGTCTATTGTGTCGGTGTCCTCGAGGGAATATCCGAATACGAGCGCACCTTCGTTGTTGATGCCGAGCGCAGTGTCCATATCATAAGGCAGCCAAAACCACTTTTGAGTAGTATGCCAATATGTCGGGAATGCATTCTTCGCGCGGCTATCGACCATTAGGAACAGCTCTGTGAAGAGGTAATAGAACATGGACGAGTTAAGGTTAAACCAATCATCCAACTCTGTTTTAAACTTCGCTAATCTATAAGCGGAGTTATCAACAGTATGAGTATTCCCGTCGACATCGGTATATGTCTCTTCAAGGGCATTTCCTGTAGCGGCAGAACGGTCCGTAGACACAACCCATGCAATCATAGCGGCTAACTTGGTGGTGTCTTCATTGCCGTCGGGATATCTGCCTTCGAAGTCGTTTTGCCAATCGGTACCTGCGAAGTCGGCAGACTTGAACAGAACGCGATTGCTCGTGTTGTTCTTAATCTCCCAAGATTCGTCACCATCACTGAAACCGAATGTGGATTCATTGCCCTTGTCGTTGTTGAAGTTGAATTTGCCATAGAAATAGGTCTGTGTTCCATCATTGTGGAAGCAGACCATCGGGTAGCCGTCAATACCAACTCTGCAACGAGCGTCCAAAGACTGCGGAGGAGTAAGAATACCTGCCGCCTTGGATGCGTCGTTGTACAAACGGACAAGTTCGACGTTGTTACAGCCTTCGGATGATGCCACATCAGCCTTGAGAGTAAACTCGTTTTCGGGTATAGCTCCTGCGGTGAGTGCATAGGCTTCAGCTCCGTTACCGTTTACATTCAAGCCGTTAGTGAATTTGAGCTTGAAGTTTTTGCGATAATAATACTGAGACGATGTACCTTGCACATTCATCTGACAAACTCCTGCCTCAAAGGAGAATGTGGGTCTTGCCTGGTCTTCATAAGAAACAGCATTGGTGTTGCGCTTGTCGCCCTTATAGGTAGGCAATACGGGGATATCCCATATCATTACAGGCAGATTTGAGGGAAGCTTGTCAATGACAATAGCGCCGTACTCGTCATAGATGTTGTTTCTATCGTATCTCGCTTTCTTGAGAGAGCCGACCTGAGTATCAGCTATCCAGTTATTGAGTACCTGAATCCTCGTGAGGTCGTTATCATATATACGGATGCAATAGATATCGACAGTACAGTTATTTGAGCCGATGCTAATTCCTGCAGGGGTTAGCTGTGAGAAGTCGTCATTGTCGGGGTATCTCACCGCACCGCACATGATGCCATCAAGATATACATACAGAAGCCTATTTTCAGAGCGCTTCTCTATTACGAATGTCATTCTGACATGCTCGCCCTCTTTGTACTGGCTTTCTATTTGCGTCTGCTCGGAAGCAAATATAGCCTGCTGAGGAGTAATCTTGATGCCGCGCCCGTCTGCCCAACAGGAAATTATGATGTCATCATAATCCATTACATTTGAGGTTGCGAACTCAATCTCAATGGTTTTGCCTGTTGTTCGGAAGTCGTTTTGGAAAATCCTGTACGGTATTGTGACGCGGGCATCTCCCTGTACTCTGAGCATGGTGTTTCCGTCTCCATCAGACTGCCAACCATCAGAGACAAACTGGAAGTTTGACAGACTTGCGGAAACTCCACCATTGCTCCAAACGCCGGGGGATGCCTCACTATTACTACGACCATAAGCCGTGAGATAAAGCGCCAAGTCCTGTGTGGTTGCTTCGACGCCGATAGAGCTTGCCGCGACAACTATGGTGAACGTCTTAACCGTATCGCCGCTTACGATTGAAAGAACGACAGTCCCTGCGTTATCGGGAGAGAATACCCAGTTCTGCTGCGTGCGGTCAACAGTTACGCTCTGTACTGTTACTCCGTTTACCTTAAGAACAACACTGGATGTGAGGCTTGCAGGGTTGTAGACAAAGTACGGGATTGTGAATGCTATGTACTGCTCTGCCGTGGTACCTCTGAACGGAGATGAAATAATCGGATCCGTTTCGTTTTCCTCAAGGCATATGATGTCGTAATACAGCTCATTCGAAGTAACTGTGCTGCCGTCAATCGTTGCTGTGAAATAGACCTTCCATGTGTGCGAGCCATGCTCCTGAGCGGGTATGGTATAGGTCTGCTGACGACCTGATTCCGTAACTGTCGCTGTTCCGACTTCCGTGCCATCCAAAACAAAATGCATGGTTTTCTCGACAGCGCCCGTGGGAATGTAGGGGAAAGTAATGCTACCGCTGTATGCTATCGAAGCGTCGAAGGAAGACGAAACCGAGAGTGCAACAACGGTAACTGTGAAGTTGATAGAGCGCGTATTGTTGTAAATATCTGTGATGACGAGCTTAACGGAGTTAGAGCCCGGGGACAGATAGTCTTTGATATTAACGCTGAATGCGCCCTGCGGAATGGAAGCCATTGATTTAATGACTCCTCCGACTTTTATGGTCAGAATACCTGATCCAGTCGAAAGCGTATCTTCAATAGAAGACCATGTGCCCGACAGAACGCAATTTGTGTTCTGTGCAACGGTTTTGTAAATCCATCCCGTTGTATTTGTAAGTGAAAGTACGGCGTTATTGCCGCCTGAAGATGCGCCGCCACCGCTGCCGCCGCTTGACGATATTACCGCAACGCCGTCTCCTATTTTCTCTCCGTTTGACATGAGAAAAAGGAGGTTGGTTTCGGTATCAAAAAACAGATTGTCGGCTTTGAGTGCGAGGGTATTACGAACTTCGGTCATATCGTAATCCGCGACCATAGCTCTTGCTTCGGCAACTACCGCCTGCATAGCTTCTGTCGTGCTTGAAACATCACGCAGCATAGTGACAAGAAGGTCGTAGTTTTCATCGTCTGCAACCTCTTCGCCTATATTTGCGGCAAATTCAACTTCTATTTCGAAGTTCATTGTAGACAGCTTTCGACCGTTCGAGTCGATAATGCTTATGTCACAAACGACGACATCATCAAGCATCAGCATCCATGCGGTAATGGGGACAGTAACAGTGCCGTTTTCGTTAACTTCGCCTGCAAAGCATTTTGAGGCTCCGTCAGCTCTTTCGGCATTGATAATAGCAACAGAACTTGCTTCGACATCAAGGTCTACGCCTTCATTCTGCAAGCGTATATTCAGAAAACGCGATTTATTATCATACTGCTTAGCCACAAGAGCCTGCATCCTGGTTTTCTTTGCTACATCAAGATAGAGTGTTTTTGTAACCCTGGCCATGTGCTTATTCTTCCTCCTCCTCATCTGATGAAATTTCATTTCCCGAATAGGCTATTTTTTCAACACCTATGCGGAAAGTCGCTGTGGTAAGTTTTGCGTCAGTAGTCTCTACCGCCACATCACATGATACTGTCCCTGCAAGAGCAATCATCCAAGGGGATATTGGAACGGTAACCGTTCCGTCCGCATTTACTACGCCTGCGAAATCATCAGAGTTCCCATCGGGACGCGTGGCGTTGATTTGGGCGGTCGCTGTGTTTTCAATGCTAATAGGGACACCGTCATTCAGAAATGTTATCTTGAGAAAACGCGAGTTCAGATCACCTTGCTTTGCAAAGATGAACGGGAACAGGTTTTTCTGCGAAACATCCACACAAATATTCTTTGTGATTGTCATGAGCTACTCCTTTCAGACCGAGGCAAAATTGCCAAGCGTTCCTTCGGAGAGGGAAGCTTTGTAAATGCCAACTCCCGACTTGACGGAATAAGCCCAAAATGCGCCGACTGTGCTACTGATGCGGAATGCTTGGATAAACCAAAGCCCCGTTGAGCCGAGACCTGCAAGCCCACTGTTTTCGCCGCAGTCGCAAATAAAGAGGCTGGTCGCGCCGTTCTCCATGGCTTCAAACCAGTCTTCGATGGCTTCTTTGAGCTCCGCGGATGTGCTTGCCTCTACAGTGTCGACGGCATGTATGCCTGCGCTGAATAGAGCGCCACCGACAACATCTAATGCATACTGAGGCGAGTTGTTGTTGATACCGAGCTTCTTTGAGCGATACGCAAGAAGCGGAGTTCCTTTATTGAGGAACAGAATAACGGTGAACGGAGTGAACTCATCTTCCACTCGGATTTGGACATCGAAAGCATACTCAGGGTCGAAAGTAGCAAATGTACCCGTATGACTGAATGCTGACCCATCGCTTACTACATCAGATAAGGAAGTCCATGCGCTATAAGAGGAATCAGGATCCGAGGCTTTTTTGCTTCGGTATTTTGCGTTCGTTATTGAATTCCTTGCGACACCATCATAGACCAGTTCAGACAAATGTCCCGTAAGCTCCAATGTCGCAGTTTCATCAACTTCGTTAACTCTGCGTAACGACCATGTGTCGATTGCCACTCCCGAATACTCGAGAACAGTAATTGTATAAACGCTTTTTGCGGACCAACCTCTACTGTCAACAGCTTTGAGAGTTACTTCAACGCGGCCTGAAATAGCTATGCTTCCAAAATCAACCGTTGTCGAAACAGATTCTACCGTTTTGGATCCGACAGTTACCTGATACTTGGCAATGGTCGCTTCGTTCTTAGGCGTGGCGGCGGTAAATACGACTCTTAACGAGGATTTTGTCTGAATAAATACAAGGTCGCCATCCATGAGCGCGCTCGTGGCTGCATTTGTATCACTCAGAACATATGTGCTCATCGTCGGAGAAGAAGTCGCTGCAGTAGTTTTGATGTTGCCAGTCTTAGTAGACACAGTGCCGATCTGAACTGAGTTTGAATTATAGGTCGTCAACGCAAACGTCGCATTAAGCGTAGCCATAGCGGTCATAGCCTGGAGAATGGTGTTGCGCTGTGCCGAAGTTAATTCGATGGTCTTATTGTTCGTACCGGCGCTGCCCGTTAGACCTGTGATTGTCAAAATCACAGTGTTGCCGTTTTTGATTTGCAAGGTATGAGTATAGGAAGCATCAAAAACGGTCCAGTTGAGCAAAATTACAGGCGCGGCATCGTCTATCGCAAACTCTGTCACGGAGTTAATCACGGTACCGCCGAGCGTTTTTATAGTTGTGGCACTAGATGTATTGCTTAGCCCGTTGCTCGTCTTCTTAACTCGAACTTTAATGGGGTATTCAGTGTTCGGGGTTAATCCGGAAATGGTTGTGGATGCAGTAGCACCTGACGTTGTAGAAAACTGCGTCCATGTAGAGCCGTCATCTATGCTATACTCCCACTTGTTACAGGCAACGCCTGCGGTAGCGGCAACATAAACGGAATTTGCTGTAATACTCGACGTCTTGAAGGATATAGACGGCAGTGTAATATCACAGGAAGTTTTGCCCGAAGTGCCTTTTACTTGGTTATAGGCTCTCCGCGCTCTAACCATGATGTTATTATATACCGCCGATGTTTTACCCGTTAGAGTTGTGCTTGCGCTTGTTCCCGAGGTAGTAGAATACTGCGTCCATGTACTTCCTCCATCGAGGCTGTATTCCCACAGGTCTGCTGTGCTCGTACTTGTGGCCTTAATCTCAAAGCTACTTGACGATTTCGGGGTTGCAGACACAGATACTGTAGGAGCAACGCGGTCAATTGCCGTAAGGGTAATATCGAACGAATCCGATATAGAGCCTCGGCGGTTGCCGTTGGTGTTATACAGGTCGAGAGTTACCGAAATAGTAATGGTCTTTGTGCCGTTGGCGGCATGAGCAATATTCGCCTTCGAATACGGTAAATCGTGATATGTAGCGTGGCTCGCATAGGACGAGTGGGTGTTTACGGTTACATAGGAGCCGGTAGAGCCCAGGTACACATTATGGGTACCGAGCGAACTCGACATCTTGTTAACAACAGTGCCGTCAATGCTTATTGAGCCGTTCGGATAGAATGTTCCATAATAGCTCTTGCACATTACCTTGATGTCGGTAATGTTGACGGTGGATTTGTTGTTTATAGGGTCATATGTTTCAGACCATGATATTCTCACGCCCATATTTGAGCTTGTGAGAGTTTTTACATCGCTTTTGCCTGTAGCCAATATGACACCCCCTTAATCCAAGAAAACAAGGTTGGTACCCATGAGAACACCGCCGGGCGCGTACGGAACTTCTCTAACCTTACCACATTGCTGAAATTCGGTAATGATAGCCTTCGGAAGCTCCATAGTGTCTGCTACAATTCGAGTGACAAGCATTTGCTTGTAGTAGACGATAAATGTGCTCGGAGTAATCTCGATGTGATAATCTTCGCCTGCTTTCGCTACATTGATGCCTTCAGCAGACAGAAGCCGGAATAGCGCGTCGCCTGCCGAGGTAGCTCCGTAACTCCATACAGGGCTTCCGTTGTTCCACCCTGAGTTAGTCCATGCGATACCGCCTGCGGTCATTGTGAAGATTGTAGAGCTTTCTTCCAATGATGCCTCGTTATGCATGTAATAGATTGTGGAGCCATCACTCTGCTGAGCAGGCGTGACAAACAGACCAAGCGCATTTGAAATCAACTCATTAAACGCCAAAATGGAGGATATGCGAGCATTGTAAATACCGTCCTCGCCATCTCGAATGGCTTTGATTATTGCGTTCTCACGCTTAGTCAACGGGTTTGCTGTTGCATATCCTTTTTTGGTGGCTGTTTCGCCCTTGCCCTCGATGCTCGTTCCGACATTGATTACATAGGTACTTCCCGTAATAATGGTATATCGGTTTACTCCGTTCTTATCAACGAAGGTTATTCCATCCATTGGGAAGAGGTGCGGCATAGGCTTAACCTCTGCCGTAAAGGGTATATAGGTAAAGCCTACAAGTTCTTCGGAAAGCGCCTCGGCTATGCCTCTCGGGTCGTGTTGAATAAGGCTGTTACCCTCGATGCTGATAGCATAGCCGTCATCTCCGACCAAGGCAATGTCGTTGCCGTACTTAACCTGTACGCCGCTTATTTCAACACTGTTTTCGTGAAGGTCACTGTCGAAGCGGTCAGACATACTAATAACCGTGCCGCTATCTGCGTACCACTCAAGCCTCAAACGACCATTCCAGTCGATGTATGCGCATGTACCAGTAATCTCAGCGCACCAAGAAAGCAACTGACGATATGTGAGGTTATCATCTGTCGGGCATTCATTAATTGCATAATCTTGATTCGTGAGCTCACTTACATTGGTTTCAAGCGGTACTCTGCAGATGTCGCATATCCTTGACATCATGGCGGCAACTGTGGTCGGAAACGCGAGCTGAGACATATCAACATCTCTGTCGAACTGCACCATGCGGTCAAGCGCGCTCAGAGTGATAGTGTCTAACTTTCGGGGGCCTTCGTCAATCGTAAAGTACCCTATCGGAACATAGTGTAGTACTGCGTTCTCCCATCTGTGCGCATCCCATTTTTTTGTTCCTACGCGGACAAAGAGTTCTGCGCCCTCAAATGTGATGTTATCAAACCGCCCGTCTGTATTATCGAGCTGCAAAATAAGCTCTGCCGCAATAGCAGAGCCTATTTCTATCATGTTTCCTGATACCGAATACCGATTGACAGACATGCCGCCTGACACAATGTCGGCTTCGGTTATCGTTAATGTGTCTGCGGTACCGGCGAACTTTATTTCAAGCACCTGCCGATACGCATTCTTGAAAAGGGATAGTGCTGTGTTTGAAATAGGATACATTACATAGCACCGTCCCTTTCAATGAGATTAAAGCCGATATTCTCCCACAATCCATCTTTTGACTTGAACATGGGAGCTGTCCTATTTCCAACATAGAACTCGGCAGTTACATACTTGCCTTTCAGCGCGTCAAGGTAGCAGACTGTGATGTATTCGGGGTCGAATACCGTCAAGATGTCGGAAGCTGTTTCAATGGAAACAAAATCCCATTGCAAAGTCAGCTTTACAACCTGCCCTATGCGCTTCTTTTGCATCTTAACGTCTTCAGTTCTGCCCGCGTCGGAGGCTGAAATATCTTCAAGCTCCCACTGGTAAACGGTAGGGACTGCGACAGCCTGCCCGTCTACTGAACGAATGGGGTTGTTCTCTTTATATTCCATAATGCCTCCTTACGCGCCCACGGGAACGATTGTCTTTCCGTCCCGTCTGTTCTTGCGTTCCAATGCGCTAAGCATGTCGGCGGCGCCCACCGCCACCGCACCGTTGCCGGTGTTCTTATTGAGGATCTGACGCAGAAGCGTGTTCTGCTCCTTAAGCAGCGCATTCTGCCTGTTGCAACTTGTCTCAAACGCCCTTGCCAACTCGTCGTTGGATGCATCAATCACAGATGCAACGCTCTGCTCGCTTCGCGCTGATGCCGTATAAGGAACTATGCTGCCTGCTATTGCAGGAGTAGTGAATGTGACATTGTTCGCGATAGCCTGGAGCTTATCAAGGAGCTTATCGAAGCTACCAACAATCTTGTCGGTGAAGCCCGTAAGCGATGCGTCAATCTCAGACCCGGAGATTTCGGGCAAGTAGTCGCCGTTATTGAACTCTTCGCTAATGGCATCGGCAATGCCTGACACGGTGCCGAGTACCGAGGATTCGGAATCCTCAATACCTTCGCCGACGCCAAGACCGATGAAATAGCCAACCTCGTCACGGAATATCGTTGACGGGGAATGAATGCCGAGCGTATTCTTTACCGATTTTAGCAGGTTGCTTGCAAGGGTATTAGCCTTGCTTCTAAGCCATGTCCACGAGTTAGATAGTCCATTTCCGATACCGGTAACTATATTGGAGCCGATAGAGCTCCAACTGCAGTTCTTTACTGCATTCATCGCATTCGTGATGTTTGAGGTAATTGAGGACTTGATGCTTGCGAGTCCACTGCTTACGGTGGATTTCGCGGAGTTAATCTTGCTAGTAATCGTGCTGCTTATGCTCGCAAATTTGCTTGAAATCGTGCTATTCATGGATGACGCCGCTGAGCTGAGTGTCGAGGTCATGTTTGCCCATGCGGAACTTGCGTTGCTCTTAGCGGTGTTCAGGTTGTTGGAAATGTGATTTTTAACATTGCTCCAAGTGGTAGAAGCGGAGGAAGCAATGCTCGAGCCTATCGTTGATGCGGTAGACTTAATAGAATTCCACGCAGTAGATGCGTTGGATTTAGCCGCGTTGATACTGTTGGTAATACTGCTCTTGACATTGGTCCACGCTGTTGATGCGTTGGTCTTGATAGTATTTCCAACATTGCTTGCAGTGGTCTTGATTGAATCCCATGCGGCGCCTGCTTTCTCTTTGGTGGCGGTAAGCTTTTCAGAAACAGTCGACTTGACGTCGCTCCAGGTATCAGATACTTTTGTCTTAACCTTTGCTCCTACAGAGGTAACCGTTTCCTTTACCGAGCTCCATGCGTTCGATACCATAGTTTTGACGCTCTCCCACGCAGAAGAGGTAACCTCCTTAACGGTCTCCCATGCGGTGGAAAACCATTCTGTGATACCGTTCCATGTGTTCGTAATGCCTAATAGCAAGCCTTCAATTATGTAGCCGCCCATTTCCTGCATTACTTTTGACGGGGAAGCTATACCGAATGCCGACTTAAAGCCATCAATGAAAGGCTGAAATATATTGTCGCGGATCCACGCGCCTATATTCTTGATGCCTTCCCAAATGCCGTTGAGTAAGCCTTCTATAGTGAATTTTCCGTCCTCGTAGGCTACATCGCGCCACCACTGAACAACGCTGTCCCATGCATCACCGATAATTCCCCATAAAAATGAGGCAAGACCGCCGAGAACAGCGCCCAGGCATTCGAGTATAGCCGAGGCAACACCGCCCCAGTTCACCTGTTTGATGAACTGTACTACATTCTTTCCAAGCTTGCTCCAGTCGACGGCTTCTATCGCGTCCGAAATACCATTAAAAAAGCCCATAGCAAAATCGCTAAAGGCAGTTGCCAAAGCTCCCCAATCGAGATTTGAGAGGAAGCCTGCAGCGGTCAGCAAAATTATTCGGAATTTACCCGAAAGCACTGTACCGAGGTTTGTCCAATCTACGCTTGTCAGTATTTCGTTTACGCCTTCGGCGAATTTCGCACCGAGGTTAAACCAATCAAAGCCGACTATACATTCCGCGAGGAATGTCAGAGCCCCGTTGAGATAGTACCCTATCTTTTTTCCTACGCCCTTCCAATCCGAATTCTCAACCATACCGTTGAGCTGAGTAGTAAGGGTGTCGGCGGCTTGCTTCCAATTGCCCGCTTTGAGTTGGTCTACCATTATCTGCACCCAATCCGGGAGGGTAGCTTCATCGACGGTCGCAGATACATCTGCTCCACCGCCGCCACCGCCTCCGCTACTATCGGAAGTTTCAGACATGGCGTTGATTTCATCAAATCCAGTAAGCGTTTTAGCCGCTTCTTTAGCCGACTTTTCTGCTCCGCCTGCGGCTGACGCCGTCTTATTTGCGGCTTTGGCAGTTAGCCCGAATAGCTTGAGCAAAGCAACGACATACGAAATTGCCGTGCTTACAAGATTGATAATTTTTGTGATTATGGGACCGAGGATGTTACCGAGGTTTGACCACGTGTTTGAGAGCTGCGCAGACAGCTCTGCGTTGGCATCCATGTAAGAGCGTACAGCCTTACGCAGAATGGCATAGACGCCTCTTGCGCCGAGCATGGTGAGCGCAAAACGCTTTGCGCCCGAAATCAGCTTGCCAAACGAATTGCCATAGCCGATATTGCCCGTAACCAGTTTCTTGGTTATGCCGTATGCCGTTCTCAGCCCTGACACAAGGCCAGTTCCCACCTTTTTGGCGGCAGTCCCTATTACAGAGCCTACCTGCCTGAATGCCGCGGCAATGCGGCTGCCTTTCTCACTTGCTTCGTCTGCCTGGGCGTTCATGCCCTCAAGCGAAGCTCGCGCCTGCTCAACGCGACTTGCGAGCTGAGCATATTCGGCGGTTTCAGAGCCGTTTTTATATGCGGTACCCGAGGAAATCATCTGCTGCTGTTTCGCAACGAGATTGTCATACTCTCGGGAAGCGTAATCTATATCCGCGGCAAGGTTTTTCATCTGAGTAGATGCAGGGCTTACACCGCGGTTTTCCAACATCTCCTTTTTGTTGAGGAGCCGTTCGAGATTGACGCCTGCTTTTTCAGTCTGCGCACTAAGGTCTTTGAAAGCCTCTGTCGCTACTTGTTTGCGGCCCAAAGCATCGAGCTTTGATTCCATCTCGGCAATAGCGGCTTCAGCCTCTTTTGCTTGGGTGCGGTATGCTTCCATACCACCGTCTTTGCCATTGACGGCTTTCTTTAAGGCAGGACCGAGTTGCTTAATCTGCGATTCGAGGGATTTGACAGCACCCTTCATCTCTTCGCTACCTGCCTTGAAACCTTTGGTATCAAGCTCGGTATCGACATAGATGCTGCCATCTGAACCTGCCATAATATCACCCCTTTCATCCTAATTTTGCATTGAGCCTATCCTTTGCCGCCTGTTCCTCTGCCGTGAGCTTTTGTTTGAGGACACAAGCGGATTTGTTTGCGCTCCAAAACTCCCGCTCCCACTTCTCCAAGGGCTTTCCCTTGGCTTTTTTCATACGCAGGGCGAGAATATTAGAAAACACTCCGTCGGTTATCTCCATGTAATAACCGAGGAATGTCCACCAATGTATGTATTCGGCTGAACGGGTTTCCGTCCCCGCTACCTTGTTGATAGCAGGGAACAGCAGGCTTTCGTCTTGCTCCCAATCCATTACGCGCGGAGACGGCTTGTCTTCGCTCTGCTTACCGCAGTCGATAAATTCAAGAGCTTTTTTGAAAGCCTCTTCATAGTCGCCCTTTGGGATATCGTCGAAATCCTCATAGAGCACGCACAGGCACACATACGCTTTTTCTTTGTTCTCGAGTTCGGGATCTGAGAAAGCGCAAACAATATTGAGCACATCCCGGAAGTCCGTCCGAATAAAGCGTTCAACGCCATTGACAATTAGACTTGTGGGGAGCTGCCCTATCATTTTCTTTTACCGCCCTTGTGCTTTCCGGTCTTAGCAGAATAGCCGTGGGTGTACTTATCGACGCGGCTGTTTATCCTGGCTGTCTCTCGCGCAAACTGCTTAGAGATGAACTGACCTACGAGCTCCAGTGCCTGCTCGCAGTAGAAACGACCTTTGACGGGTGAGAACGGGTGCATCTTTCCGAAGAATGCTTCGGACATGTTGCCTCCGAACAGATAGTCGCAGGCATCATAAAGACGCTTTTCCGCTTCTGCCAGCGCTGTGAACTCTGCTTCATTGTCTTCATCTGCAGTACCGTCAGCGTTGATGTTGACACCTTCAAGAGGCTCGGTTATCTTCTCAAAATCACCGACAATCTTGTTGTAACGGTCAACCATGCCGACATCTGTGGGGCGAAAGACGAAAACTCCGATTTCTTCGCCGAGCTTGTTATTGATAGGAACTCGCTCACTGCCATCGTCAATAGTGATATTCAAACCTTTATTTTCAGACATGATTATTCCTCCTCATGTGCAAAAAGGAGGAAGCCTATCAAGACTTCCTCCTTGTTTTAATAATTAGGTAGTGCCGGAGCCTCCACCGCCTACAGTCTCTTCTTCTTCATCATCGCCATCATCCTCGGCGTTACCGCCCGAAGTTCCAACGGTGAACACCTTAGTGCTGATATTGAAGGTACCTGCTACGCGGTTGCCCGCGTTGTAAACGGTAAAGGGAATCTGAACACCCGAAGTGTCGCCGCCGATGCTATTCGGAACGACATATACATCTTCGCGGTAGGCCCAAAGCACAGTGCCGTTTTCCGCGAGAAGAACGTCGACCTTTGTAGTCTTGCAGTCGTCACCGGTCTTGCGCTGATTGGCAATCAGGGCGAGCTGTGTAAACAGAGGATCGTCGTAGTACGCGTAGAACGGATCTGCCTCGGACTGAACTTCATAACCACTGTGAACTACATTCTGCTCGCCAAGAATGTTCTTGGAAATTTCAACATCGGGATTCAGCTCCTCGTTGAATTCCTCAAGGTCTTTGCCAAGACGAATGTAGTTGGGGGTCTGACCGCCGAAACTCGCATCAATGAAATGAGCGAGATACTTGCGTTCAATTTTGTTGCCCATTGCAAATGTTCTCCTTATCTATCAAATTCAACATCGAATTTAAGAACGCAGGGGAGTACCCAGTCCTCTATGCCGTTTTCAAACGCGCCATAAAGGTAGGCTTGTCCTGTTCGTTCTATGCTCGTGATTACACCGCCCGATGTTGTAAGAACGGGGTAATTCGAAAGCTGAACTTCGGCGCCGCTCACGATTATGGGCTGACGCTGAAGCCATTTTCCGATATTATCGAGCATCTCCTTAATCTTGACGCGCTGCGCCTCAGTCTTAAGTGCTGCCCGATATACGAGATTGAATGGGTACAGTCTCTTTTCTCTGACATGCCCTGTGATACTCTCCTTGCTCGATGCTACTACGGCACCTGTTGAGGGGAATAATGCAAAGCCCTTGTCATGCGCGAGAGAAGAGAACTGTACCGCGTTCCCGGCTAAGCCGGGATATGTATTCAAAAGCGCAACTACTGTTGTGCTTAGAATGGTATCGGTGAGTGTTCCTTCGGACATTTTAACCACCTTTCGCTATCTTTTCTGCGCCCTCTATCCACTCTCCAAGGTGGTTTTGCTTTGCAGTCTCAAACCACATGGGAGTAGCGGAAGGATTCGAGTATGAGAGCGGACGTTCGGTTGCAACAAGCGTTGAGCCCTTCTTATACCGATAACCTACATTCGGGATAAGCATAGGGCCTTTGCCTGTCTGTGAATCGACCATAACTTTACCCATGTACTGGTACCTGCCGTAAGGACCTGGGAATACTACCCGAGTTCCGTCCTCATTGACATACGAGCGCTGTTGTAAGCTGCCAGTAAGCAAGGGCATATACGGCTTGCAGTCTTTTAATACCTGATAACCGAGCCACCGTTGAGCTTCAAGGAAGCTCGGTCCAAATCTTGTAAGGTCAATCTCTGCCCGAAAATTAGAATGTACTACCGAAAACTTTTCGAAGTGCGACATGTCGACCACTATCGACCACCTACCTCAAAATGCGGGAGAAGCCCATAAAATACAGCTTTTTTAATGATGTAAACATCATCATACTGAGAGTTCATAGCATCATAAAGCCCTGTATCATAGGTGCTCTCTGCAGATAGCACAAGCGAGCTATAATCACCAATCATGATGAAATCGAGCTCGGGAGTAAATGTAAACTTACCGCTCGGCGCGCTATCTGCCGCATATATCTTGGGTCCGACATAGGTCTTTGTACTTCCGCCCTTTGCCACAATGGATTTGTCGGGATTTGCCTGAATCTTAATGTCGGCGGAGTATTCGTCGTTCATTCCTCGAGTTGACGGGGAAAGAGCTTCATCTACTATGCAATCGACATTCTCGATTACAGTCTTAAACCATCCATCAGTGGCTTTGCTGTAGTTGAACAGGGTAATAGTTTTGTCGAACATACCTACCACCCCGCGTAGAGCAGATTAACTCCGTGCACATCCGGGACACCTGCCAGATACCGTGCTGCCGTTTCGCTCAAAAGCTTGGCTTTTTCGTTGCCGTCCGCTGCAGCCTTGGCATAAACTGAAGCGCCCGCGCCCTGCGCAAAGCTGATTGATTCTCTGCCGGAGGATATGGACGCAACTGCAGACCTAAGCTGACCCTGATATTCAGACGCCGACGCAGCTTTCAACTGCTGGTCTATCTGATAGAGTGCTTCAGCAACGGCACACACGGCTTTTTTAACCTTTAACTCATCGCTTGAACGAGACGGCATACCGCACTCGAGCCTGTGGTGCGTGATGATATCAACCTCATCACTCGCACGGTCGAGCCACTTATTAATAAGCGCGTTATCGGTAAGGTCTCCGTGATAAGTGTTCTTATAAAAGTCACTGTCCGCGTATGCCATATATCACACCTTACTTTCTACCCTTTTTGGGGGCTTTGCTGACGGGCTTCTTCTCAGCTTTTATCTCGGCAACGGCTACATATCTGTCGGAGCCTGCCAAAAGCTTCTCAGCTTCGGGATGCTTGGGGACAATAACGTTGCCGGTCTGTTTATTGATGTATTTCATGGAATTTTCTCCTTTCGATTATAGAGGGGTGCTATCAGGTTGTGCCGGTACCTTCGCCGGTACCTGAGCCGGTACCTGAGCCGCCGCCTGCGTTTTCATCTTCATCTTCGTCATCATCTTCCTCGGGCTCGTCATAGACGAGAGTGAAGATGAGGTCGGGGGTTACTGCCTTGCAGCCGTAGTAGTAGAACAGCTCAAGAGCGTATGCATCGGAAAGGTTGATCTTCTCTGCATTGTAGCCGTTGGTCATAACAGGCTCTGCAACGGAGCCGTAAACCATAAGCAGTGCGGAACAGCCGGTGGGCAGATGGATGATGGAATCGGTCTCAACACCGTGCCACGCAAGGAACTCTTCCTCGGTAGTGTCGACGTTGGCACGAACGCAGGTATCGAGCTTATTACGGATTTTACCGTAGTTGGCAGTGTTCAGAGCCATGTTCATGAGCTCACGCTCAACGCCATCGACATAGGCGTTCTGAGTGTTTTCACACTCCTGAATGAGAGCTTCGAGAGCTTCCTCAATAGGAGTGTTCGCAGGAACATGAACCTCAGTAGCTGCGGTATAGGCAACGCTGTAGAACTTTCTGTCGAGTTCTGCAGACATGACAATGGCGTGGTTGTTGGTACGCTTTTCAACGAGACCTTCAACGCCGTAAAGCTTGGTGTCCTTCTCCTCAAGCTCTTCGACAATTTCCTTGTCAAACTCGATGGGGACGGATACGGGCTTTGCCTTGACCGCGTCGCCCTTGCCTGCGGTACGTGCAGTACCGTAAGCCTTTGCGGTTGCATTGCAGAAACGCTTTGCTTCTACGGAGCCCGCTTCGGGGTCGCCGGAAAGCTCGGTGTTCTTCAGCTTGAAGCTTTTCAGACGCTTCCATACGTTCTCGATAACGAGACCGGAGCGCTCTGCGAGGTAATCCTTGCCGGAGGGGTCAAGGAGAATGTTAAGGGATGTAATTCTTGACATAGTTTTTCGTCCTTTCTTTTTTACCAGACCTTAGGAATGGCCTTGGGCTCATCGGGTTTTGAACTTCCGCCGACATCTGTCATTCTGACTATCTTGGGACCTTTACCGAGCTTCTCTTCCTCCTGCTTCTGCTTTTCACGCTCTTCTTTCGAAAGATAGAGTGAGGGAGATTTTTCCTTAGCTTTAGCCATGTAATCACCAAAGCCCTGGAATTCGCCATCCTTCCACTTAAGGCCAGGACCGTCTTTCTCCTCGGACATAATCTCTCTTGTAAGAGCATCGCGAGCATAGGGGTCTTTGACGTTGAAATCCTCAGATTCAAACTGCTTATTCAGCCAATCGCGCTTATCGCGGTCGGTAAGCTGTTTCTTGAAGTTCTTCTCAGCTTCATCGGAAGCATCCTTGTACTTTTGGATTTCTTCTTTGACCTGTTCAGGGGTCTTGCCGTCAAAACCTTTAATGGCTTCGTTGGCTTTGTCGAGCTGAGTGCTGAGCTCTTTTTTCTCATCCTCAAGCTTCTTGACATCTGCCTTGAGCTTTTCGGTGTCTTTGCCGTGAATGGCAAAAACCTTATCTGCCTGTTCATCAGTTAGACCGAGTGCGGTGAGTTCTTCTTTTTTCATGGGGTTTCCTTTCTTTACTGCGTAGGCTTTTTAGGACGTTGCCATGTCCCGCAGCTCCGCTTTCATAGGCTCGCGGATAGCCAAATATGGTGCCCTCTGCCAGTTCTGCCCTGGCACATCTGAACGAGGACATAAAAAAGACGATGTAAGAACACACCGTCTTTTTGATTATGGATTTGTCAGCCTGCGGCGAGCGCCTGCCGTGGCTCTTTTATTCTCTTCTCGCGTCCATTGAGCAACAGCCATTCGGTCATACTGCCGTTTGAGGTTGTTGGATGCGCAGAACTGCTCATACTTCGAGTTTTGCTGTTGCAACCGTACTGCGAGCTTATCATAGGCGTTTTGAAGGCTTAACCGCACATCTTCACTGTCAGCATTATTAAGGGCTGTAGAGAAGGCTACAAGGCGCTGCTTGGTACGGCGTATTGACCGTTCCATTTGCCTCTGCTTCTGCGAAAGGTCATACACTTTCTTGTTTTCCTCACTGTCAAAGTCCTTATATGGATTGTGTATCCCGTCGCCGGGTCCGAATGAGTGCCGACAGTTCCATCCGCACAAGCCTTCGCCTGTACCATAGCCCGTGCATTCCTCAAAATCAGGGAGATTCGGGGTCTTGCCGTGGAGCGTGTAGAACTTACCCTGCCACCAAAAATGATTTGTTGGGTTGTCTCCACCGTCTCCGTATCGGGCGCCGATATGTGCCGATGTGAGAACTATATCCCACTCGTTCTCGTCCATGACAGCCTTTGTCATGTTACCCGATGCCTGGGCGGTACCCGTGCGAACTGCACGCAGAACTGCAGTTTCAAGGGTATCAACATGCCCTGTGGGATATCTGACCTCTGCCTGATACCTTGACAGCTCGTCCACTGCTTCCATTGTGGCGTCGGCATACGATTGAGCACCCGTATATACCTTGAAGTGCGCGGTATCTAAGGCTTTAATAAGCTGTATTTGGCTCTGGTTCGCGGTTGTGCGAGTGAAGTTATGAATTTCTCCGTTGGTGCGAGTGTAGGTATCTTGCAGAATATCAAGCATGTGTTTTGACTGCCTAAGCGCAGGGAGATGTATGCCCTGAGCATCGAAGAACAGAGCATCGGACTCATAAGCCCGAATGCCTGCATCCTCGAAAATCGCCTTGACTTCGGCATCACTCTTTTGGGTGAATTCTGCAATCTTCTTTTGGAGGGCTTCAAGATGCCCACCTGCTTCTTGATATACTTGGATCTGCCAACTGTTGAAACCAGTGATACTGATGTTCTTGTTCCGCTTGAGCTGCGCCATGAGCCTTTCGATAAGGTCTGTCGTGATCCACGCATTCAGCTCATCAATATGCGGCTGCATGGTCTCAACGATTTCGAGCAGCTCTTGTGGAGTTAACATCTAAATCACCTTTTCTTTTTCTTTTTGTACTGGCTGATTGTGCTTGAAAGGACTACGACGGCGGCAAAACCGAGTACGCCGACGATTACTCCGCACCAAAATTCAGGGATATACATATTAAAGCTCCTTTCTATTCATCTTTGCCGAATAAGCCTTCCTCATCATTGACTGCTTTCGCTTCATCAATATATGCTTTGGCTTCATCTTCGGACATTTTCTCGAACTTTACGAAATACAGCCACAGGGGAATCCATCCCAACTGAGCGTAGTTCTTCCATGAGGCTTTGTCCTCCTCGTAGGAATAGGTGATATCTCCAAAGCTGTATTCGACCTCGTACACGCCATTGGGGACGATATTCATTATGGTTGCAAGCGCATCTGCTCCGTATAGAGCTATATCAATGGCATACTGCAAAGCGTCTCTATCGTTCTTAATGGTTTGAATGGTGTCACGGTCGTCTGCTTCAACCTGAGTTGCGGTGAGAACTCCAGTCTGTCCGTCCATTACAAACATACCGGGGGAGAATCCGCACTTGACGCCCAACAGCGAAAGGTCGAAGTTAATATCCCGTATGCGCTGTTCAGTGAGCATCGTTGGGACATGCTCATGAATGGATTTTGTCTCAGCATCTGAAATGCCGATACCGAGACCGCGGACAAAGCGCGGAAGCTTCGGGCGCATCTTTCGCTCTGAAAGCTTATCTGCGCTCATTTCTGCGGCTTGTCCTACAAAGGTAATGTGCTTACTGTCTTCGACCTCGGTGCTCTTGCGGCTGAATGCGACATCAATAGCGCGGAGTTCCTTAATTCCCTTAACAAAGCACGATGCGCCGAGCGGGGAGTTTTTTTCAATGGGGTTGGCGCCCGGTCTGCGCCAGTACGAGAAGAATGGATGCTCGACCTGGGCTATCGACACCTCGTCGAGCATGTCCTCCCATGTAGGAATGCTCTGCAGCTTTACCTGACGCTGAAGCTCATAGTTGTCTTTGCTCGATTCCGACAGCTTAAATGCCTTGTTGGTTATCACATATAGGTCGCCGTCATAGTGATGGTATTCGAGGCGTACATACTTTGAGCCTTTATAGGACTCTATCTCACGGAAAATGCATTCGAGTATGTTGCCATCATCGTCGACCTTGGTAATGTAGAACTCTCCCGGCATAAGCAAATCCCACGAAGCACCGTTGAATTTAATCATCATGCCGCCGAGTGCGTATGCGTGGGGAAGCTGTTCACGCATTCGCTTAATAAGAACATCTGCGCGTCCCTGCAGCCAATCGGCACGGGGGGAGCCTGACACGGCAATTCCTACATCAAGCAGACAGAGCGAGGAACGTGTGTCTGCAACAAGGAGCGCGGCATTGATAGTCTCAATGTCATCTTCCTTGCTGTTCCACGGGGGTGAGCCCGTGGCTATGTTGTTCCAAGTATCAATGGCTCTGTTCATGGCAGGGCTTTCGATTATTTCTACACCGAAAACATCACCAATCTTCTGAGTTCGGATTACTCCCGTAAATTTTGCCCACGCTTGGGTTAAAATGCTCATTTTACTCACTCCTCGCCGTAATAGTCGAGCCTCAGCTCTTGATTGAGGACCGAACGACAGAAGTATCGTATTTGGTCCATGCTATGGTCGTTTTCCTTTATAACCGTGTCTTTGTCGGCGGCATCCTCTTTCCATGAGTAGCTTTCAAACTCTTTGAAGGTGTTCGTACAACTCTCGTGGAATGTAAGCGCGCCGATATTAAGACAAGTAGTTACATCCTGAATACCGTTCAACACATCGTTGTCGGCTTTAACACAAAACCATCTGCCATGCGCGGTGATTGTTTCTATCATCGAACTGGCAGATGGGTCTATGATTATGTATTCGATATCAATGTCACCAATGAATTCGGTGAGCATCTTGTAATATCGTTCATTGTCCACGCGGTTTGTGGTACCGCCGTCGTAATACAGTTCTCTCACCATGCAGGCTTTTCGCTCGAACGGGTCCCAATCGTACAGACCTGCGGCAAAGGGATTAACCGTGCCATAGTCGATTGCTACATAGTAATCATGCCTGCGATTAGGTCTGAAAGGCTCATGCACTACATGAAGGTCTCGGTTGAACATGGGGTAGACAAGTCCTTCTGCGCGTACCCACAGTCCGAGAATGTACCTTCGGTAGAACACGCCTACGAACATTGCTTCATACTGCTTGCGCTTCTTTTCTGACATTGAAGGGTTGTCCTTCATGGTGAAGTGCAGATGTATCATGTTTCGCTCTGCTGCTTTGAGTACCCACTCGGTATAAAACCAATGGTTAGGACCTTCGGGGTTGCAGTTAAACCACAGTTTTGAGCCTTCAACAGAGCAACGACCTATTGCCTGCTCAACGAAAGAGCGGGGCATAAGGGCTACCTCATCAAGAAGAACACCTGCCAGGGTAATACCTTGGATGAGCTTATATGAGGATTCATCCTTACCGCCGAATAGATAAAACTTATTTGTTCGCCCATCGGCAGAAGTTATCTCATAGTAGCCGTCACCGCGTTTCTCATGCACGGTGAATATGCCTTCGAGCATAACCTCAAGATTTTGAGTAACATTTCGACGTACGGAGGCAATAGTGTTTCCGCATAGACCGAATAGGCAATTATCAAAAGTGGACATTGCCCAAATGATGAAGCCTATTATCATGGAAACGGTTTTTCCTGAGCGGATTGCACCGTCACATATTATCCCGTCGCTATTCATCAAGTTCGGACGATTCCACCATGTCATCGCAATCGTCTGTCTCTTGCTCAAGTTCTGGTATGTCACTGATGTCTATCTCCTCTCTTGTGCCTGCGAGTATTGCCTCAAGCAGATTATTGGTAACCGTGTCACCCTCAATCTGAACAGCGCCCGTAGAGTTAATGCCGAGCATTTCCTTGAATACTGCAGATTCGATAGCCGATGCTTTATCGAGAAGCGTCAGCGCATCCTCTACGCTAATCTGATTATTCTCGTTAATTCCATTAAGGGATTTGAGAGCAGCGAGCTTGAGGGAATTGGCAACTTTAATCCTCGTTTCCACAGCTTCCGCGTAGAATTTTCGGTACTTAGCTATTGCGGCTTTCTTTGATTCTTCGGCGAGTTCACGGTCATATTCCGCTAAGCGTTCATCCCAATGATGCTGTTGCTTCCATCTGTACAATAATTGGTGACTTTTGTTCAATTGCTCAGCCACCTGTTTGACAGTACGCGTAAGCCCAAGTTCTCGATAGAGATTGAACGCCGCAAAAGCTTCATTTCCCTCGTTATTTTGGCGTTCTAACGGGCCTTTTTCCTGACTCATATTTCGCCTCCGTAGTCATGGTTGCATGCATTAAAGCCGTGAAATGATTTCAGCACGGCTATATTCCGTTCCCTGAGCCATAAGATTTAAGAAATCTTCTTTGGAAAAATCAGATAGACGGAATACTTCTTCCGGGCGCATGCCTAAGTGTTTGCTTATCTCTTTGACGGATTTTCCCTCATCGAGCAGTGTTTTGATGATTGCCTTCATAGGCTCGAGTAAATGGGTACCGCGGGCGCGGTTGTGAGTGATAGTGCCGTACATATCCTCGGATTTATCCGTGTGCGCGACAACCACCACGGGTACCTTTCCGCCGAGCTTGGAACGCAGCGGATCGCGCCCTGATACTGTCCAACGATGGAAGCCGTCTATTATTGTCATGTCCGGGCGCACCACGATAGGAAGCGTCCATCCATTCGTCAATATGGAATCTTCAAGCAGCTTGAGGTTTTCCTCGCTGACTTTGTTCGGGTTGTAGTCATTCGGTTTGAGGTCGTCATGCTCAACCCATTTAAGAGATGCAAGCGGTGCAAAGATGTCGATATCAGCCATTTGTTTCACCTCCTCTGCGGAAGGTTTTGGCATACTCGGCATAAGCACCGTACACATCCTGATATACCGCACGAAGCGTCCTCAGTTTCGGATCTCCTGCCTTGAGAGCTTCGTACATCTTTTTATAATCGCGCTGCCGCGCCATGTGGTCGGCTTTGGTGTATAGCCTGCGGTATTGCTGTGCCACAAATTGAGTGGTCTCATTGGTGAAATACTGATGAGGATTAACGAAAAGCATTTCTCTCACGAGTGCTTTGTAATCCCTGTTGTCCTCACCCTCACTCTTTTTGCGGCTTCGAGTGCTTCTTTTGTATATCTCACTGTCCCAATAGAGAAGCGTCATATACGCATTCGGCTCTCTCTTTTCTATCCGCGCCCATAAATCGGGGTCGGTTTCGGCTACATGCTTCAACCCTGCGAGACTGTCAATACCGAAGAAATTCGATATTCTTAAGCTTCGCCGGCTTACTCCGCATTGATATAACCATAAATAAGCCTCCGGGATATCAATATGATTGTCTCGGAGGTAAAGCCATATGTCATTGTCGCGCCAGTCGTATATCGGATATATGGTGTTCGAGCGGGTAATACCTTTCTTTCCGAGATTGAGGCTTGACATATATTGCAAGCGCTGAACGGATTCGGAAGCTCGTACACCCGACAGCATGATACCGTCTCGAGTAACACGCGGAAGGAAGCCTTGATAGTTGGTTGAGCCCGGTCCATCTAAATACGGACTGCTCATTATCGCGAATGGAGGCGGTTGCCTTACCCACGATTTGCCCGGCTCCCATGTTATCCAGCTTTCGTCATTGGTAAGCTGATTGAAGCAAGACACCTGCTTGAACGGAAGACAGTACCAACGGAACTGGGCGCCGACTGCTAAGAATCTGCGCCGCCATATCTGCGTAATCTCGATTACGCAGTCGTATACCGCTTCCTCATCCACGAATATGACGGTGAGTTGCTTCCCGTCAATCTTTCCGCTTCGAATAAGCCTGTATACAATGTCTGCCATGCAAATGCTGTCTTTGCCGCCTGAAAAGCTCATGTATACGGGCACTCCGTTGGAAAACACATTAAGGACGCGCTTTGTAGAGGCTTCGACTACACTCATGGTAGACTGAGCACGCTTTACAGCCATATACGCTCACCACACTTCGGGCAGAGTATATATCTGTGCGGCTCATTCAGATGCTCGATGCCGTTCGGCTCCGTGACACCGACATCTTTGTCGGTCGCAAAGGGAGTGGGCGAACTAAACACCTCGGGTACTTTCGCAGGAATATACTCGGCGGCGTCTTTGGCAAAAAGCTCGTCCTCCTGGGCATAAACATCTTTCGCCCCGATGATTTCATCAATCTTTATATCGTCAATGATGCCGTATGAAGACATCATGTTATCAACTTCTGCGGCGTCAGCTACAAGCGCATTGAGTAGGTCCTCATCATAGCCAGGGATATTGAAGTCTGTCCCGAAATGCGAAAGCTCTTCGAGGATTTTATCAAAGGCACTCATATCATCTACGCCGAGGTCAAAGGTTTTGTTATCTGCAAGCATGAGCTTCAGCTTGTCTTTTCTCGACAGCCCCGTTTTTCGGAACGCGTAAGCCTCGGTCTTGCCGAGCCGCAGCATAGCGTCAAATAAGCCGTTGCCTGCCCATACCACATTATCCTCATCAATAACTATGGGACGAAGCTGACCGTTCTGCTCGATGCTGTCCATCATGGCAAGTATCTGTTTCTCGGGATGCAGACGGGAATTGACGTCGGGGTGCTTGAGCTCCGACAGTTTCACGGTGATTATCTTCATCTGTTCGCCACCTCCTCAAGGAAGCGCCGGGCAGTGGGAAGTTTCTCAGCCGCCTGTATTACGATTGTCGGGTCAATTTCGTATACTTCGCGGTACCCGTCCATTACGGATTCGGTGTAGGCTCTTTCGGGCCAAATGTGCGTACCCATGCGGAAGCCGTTTTTCCATTTGTAACACGGGGAAAGCTCGATTTCGTAATAATGAAGAAATCCGAGTATCGCTTCATGCGGCCAATCAGCCATTGGCGAATACCTGACTTCTCCCGACTTCTTAGCTATGATGTTGTCCTTACCGCACACATTACCGTCTATGGTACGGTGTCCGACTATAAGCATATCAAGACCGTTGTCCGCGAACATTCGGGCAAACGGTCCAATTTGATTAAGGTTACGCCATTTGCCGAGCATTTCGTTTCCCCTGGGGAACAGTAAATCCTCGTGCTCTGCAAGCCAATCGATGTCAAGCCCGTTATTGTACGGTTTTACTCCCTCGGGCTTGTTCTTCAAGCACCAGTTGAGGAATTCGGGATAGTCAAGATTTGTGTGCCCGAATATCCCGTCGGGGATGCCCGACTGCTCACAGAGTTTGGCAAGGACAATTCCGTCCTTACCACCGCTCCAGGCAAATGCGCATTTCGCACCCTGCGTGCGCTTTATAATTTCCTCGATTGTGGCATCTTCGAGGCGCTTAACCTCGTTAAAGGTTATCAGCTCCTCAATATGCTCAATGGCCCATAACCATTGTGCGTCGTTTCCGACCTGTGACCGCCCAAGCACACGCCTCATGACTTCGCCACCCTTTCACTCGTGTAGTGCCACAAAAGCGCCACAGCGATTGTTGCAACAACGATATAGATACGAATGCTTGCCATAAGCGTCCACGCACCCATAACGCCGAGGGGAATAAGGTACTGCCACAGCGTTACCGCTGCAACATTGGCAATGAGACCTGCGGTGCGCCCGAAGGTCAGATATAGACCGTATTGGAATGAGGAAAGGGAAGATACTGCTATCAGTGTTACAAGGACCGCCTTCACAATGCTGAGTGCAGGGCTGAAATTCGCTACACTCATCATGAATATAAATATAAGATAGACGCCGAAGATAAGACCGCCATTTACGAATGCGCGGCGAATATCAATCTTTGCGGCGCCGTCAGTATTCTCGTCATTGTAATCAAGCAGCTCGTAATAATAGGGATAGAGGAAGGCTCCGGGAATAAGCAGAATACAATTCTTCACGCCCAGACCGATGTTGTCCATACCCCATATAAGCTGTACTGGATTGTCAATCGAAGTCCATAGCGCAACCGAAGCCAGGATAAATACTAAGATGTAAACGGCGCTCCAACTAAGGTGATCCGTAAGCACATTACGGATTGTGCCGAAGCGCAGAAGCAGAATAATGAAAAAAGCCGCGAACGCAAGCGCGATTATTATTCCAAATGTGGATCCGAGTGGAGAATCAGCAAACACGGTCTGTATGCCGTTCATCGAAATCCACATCTGAAACGGGCACATGATGCCCATTACGATTTTCATTACTTTACTACGGAATACCTCTCTGAGCTTCGGTTTCATGGGAGCGAAAACGCCGAACACAATACACGCCAATGTGTTGCCGAGCGCCCAAAGCAGGAACGGGAATATGCCGCTGCCTTGCGACATGGTAATTCCGTTCAGCAGGCTTCCTGCGTTCGCCCATGTAGCCGCTATGCTCATTGAGTAGTAGGCTGAGGGTTTTTCTTTGAATTTATTTTTGAGATTAGTGAACATCTCAATTACTCCTTTTTCATAAGATGTGTGCGGTATGGCGTTACCACACGGAAACCACGGCACAGGAGCAATGCAGCGGTTAATGCCCTCCTTTCAACAAAAATGGCAGTCCCCGGGCGATGGGGACTGCCTGCTATGTTGGATTCTACGAGCATACCATAATTCACATGGTTACGCGTTGTCAAGCGTCACAAGGCGTTACAGCGGCGCATGTTTCAGATAACGGTAACATGCGGACTTGACGCCTTCTTCCGTGTTGTGACCTCCTAAGGCGGTTGCAACTGCCTTCCAAGAGCACGCATGCACAAACCGAAGCCTGAAAATAAGATTTAGTCGAATGTCTGTGATTGTAGCTATGTATTCTTCAATAAATGGAAGCTCTGCTTCCTTCTGTGCTTCAAGCTGTCTTTTGTGAGTCTCGAGGAAAGCAATCTCTACTGAGAGGTCACCTACAATGTCCTTAACTCCGGAAGCATGAGGCATACCCGTCAATCGCTGACCGCCAGGTTCTGCGGCAGCCCTCAGAGAATCGAGCATTCTATTCTCTTTTTCTATATCATCTATGAGTTTAGCATAGCGAGATAGTCTTTTTAAGGTCATGGGCGCCTCCTTAGGCATGGTTACTTTCTACTGTCTGTGATAAAGATTTGGTATTCATCCTCGAGAACTTTTACGAGGTCGTATATCTTGACATAGCCTTTTGCGACACTGTCCGAAAGGTCGTTTATTTCAGACCATACCCGCGTCATGATTTCGGCGTCTGCGCCTTCCTTGTCACAAAGAACGGTAAGCATTATTGCGATTGAGGTAGTCAGCGCGTCGTCTTGAGCTTTTGCAACAGCTCTTTTCAAATCCGCTTCGGTGACGGGTTTGTGGCGTGGATTAACCTTTTTGTCCAGTTAGTTCTCCTCAATCCACCGCAGAATTGCATCTGCTGTTTTGATGCCGTCAATGAAGCGGAGTATCATTCGTCATCGCTCCAACCTATTGATTGTCCGCAATCGTGGCAATTATTCACTTCAATGATAGCCTTACGATATTCTCGCTTACAGTGTGGACATTGCCAATCAAAATAAAGAGCATCAACATCTCGTATGTAAAAAGGTTTCTTCGGTATCTGCTTTTCAAGGGCTTCCCTACACTTGTCTAAAACAACAAGAAGTAATTTTTCTTCCTCTGTATAAGGATAACCACTCAAAGAATGAATAACAATGTTTTCGATATTATCCATATTTTTCAGTGTTTCTTCGTTAGTCATATTTATTATCACTCCCAATCCAAAGCCTGTCCGCAATCGGGGCAATATTCAAATTCAGTAAATCTGTCTTCAATTACACTTAGACAAGTTGGACAAAAAATATTAGTTCGTATTTTTGATTTAGGGTATATAGGCTTCTTTGGTATCTGCTTCTCAAGTGCTTCGATTGCTAATGTAATTGCTTCTTTTGATTTTTGTGTTGGACAAGTCCTTGCTTTGAATACGGCTATTGCTTCTTCGTTGGTCATTCTGCACACCTCGCCATTCAAACTCTCGGTCACGCAAATTCATTGTTCCCATGCACATAATTCCCAATTTGTTGTACTTGCAGTTATTAACCTTTCCGCAATAATGGCACGGATATGTTGTGAGTGTTGCTGTTTCCAAATCCGCAATAGCCGCATCTCTCTCACGCACAAGCTGTTCTATGGCATCTGTGGCTTTTTTAAGCAAGCGCATTGTAAGACTGCAAAGTGCTTTTTCAGAGTTAAGACCCTCACAGTTGTTACAGTCATCCCCATAAATTAAGCAAAGACAATTCGCTTTGAGTTCTTCAATCAGTTCCTTGTAATCGTTCATTCACTCACCTCGTCCACATTGAGAGTATGATAATCAAGTCGGAAACGCTTTTCAGTGCCTTTATTTCCAACGCATTTGACCGTCCTATTTTTTTCGGCAACATTATCCCACCAATATACATCGTTGTAGCCTGACCATTTTGGATGGAAAAATTCAAGTGTTTCATCGTCAAGAATGCACGCTCTCCAAAACATATCGTTGCGGGAAATATTAAACTCTGCTCTTCCTTTTAACATTTGCTCACCTCCATTTTAGCTCCACAGTTAGGACAGTAAGGCAACTCATCACTAATTGACTGCTCGAATCCGCAAATAGAACAAATTCCATATGCGAACATAGGATTAGCCTCTATGTCAGGATAAGCATCAACCCAATGTCCGTGTCTTACAGGCTCGGCATCGACGGAATTTACTCCGTCTTCAAAACCTTTTTCGTACTGCCCTCGGTCATACTCAAGAGCTCTGAGCAGCTCGCCCTTGTCTACTTTTACTCCTGCGTGAATAATAGCATTGTAAATCATTTCATCGAAACCACTTGCAGCAGCTTTTAACACGGTTTTCGTCACTACATTGTATATGTCATCTATAATTTCTATTGGTGATTCATACATGTTCGCTCACCAACCTTATCAAAGCATGAATTCCACGCTTGTTTTCAAATCCTTGAATTTTTCCTGTTCCTGCCCAGAACTGAAACATCTTTCCGTCGGACTTACGAAAGCAGTGGAAATGCCCTATCTCGCGGTTTTTGATTTCGTACTTAATTCCACGCGCGGAAAGCTGTTCCTCCGCATAGGCGATGCGCAGAGGTGTCTTTGCGACTCTCTGAGCGTGTAGTTCACACGCGTGTTCGCGGAGACCGTCCCAGAGTTCGTCTCTTTCGCTCATTCTTCGCCCTCCAACAGTTCAGGATTATCGAAGATATTTCCGACAATCGTCATTTCAGAGACGATGTCTTTATCCATAGCGTCAGCCGGGAAGACTTCACCATTCATTTTCTCATAAAGGCAAAACGCCGCAGCATCAGCGCACCATGCAACGAGCAATAAGGACTCGCCCTCGTCATCAAGCGGAAGGGATAAAAAATCTCCTTCGAAAATCTTTGCGCCGTTTTTATCGGCAAATCCCGTAAACTGACCTATGGTCTTGCTATCGATTATGTTCTGAATCTGAATGATGTTGTAATACTGATGAACACTATGGGGCATCACAATTTTCATCGGATGCCGCTTGCCGTTTTCGGTGCAGAGTTCTCCGTATACATTCCAATAAGCCCACAAGCCTGCGGATGAGGACGCTTTGAGCTTTGCACGAGTAATAATTCTGTTTATCATTTTTCATCCCTTCTGTTCCAGGCTTCGATTGCCTTCTCTGGTGTAGGAAACTCTGATATCTCAGCTCCGCAATCTTCGCACATAACTGTCCATCTCTGAAAATCTGCGTTTGGATATATAATCTTTTGCAAATGCACGCCATAATCAGCGCATCCACAGAACGGGCAAGACTTTAACTCATCCATGGTTATCCCCCACCGCGAACAGAGAATGCGAGCCGTCCTGCATGGCTATTTCCTCGTCAGACATCTCATATCCGAGGTCGCAAAGTGCATTGTAGAGCAAATCGAGGCGGTCATTTTCTTTGTGGATATACTCATATTTCTGCGTTTCTCTGTTCCATTCGCGAGAGTAATACCCGGCTAATTTGCTTTCGATAGCGCAGTACGCCAAACAGAAAATGAGTTTTTCAGACCTTGCCGATACACAGTTGATGAGATCCGTATCTCCGAAGAATCGTGCATCATCGCCGCTTATGGTGTCGGGTATATTCATGCACTCCCTCAGCAGGTCAATGTCAAGCCTTGGGCGCATGGTGTAATATCCGGAATTGTCTGCTGATTTAATTACACTGGCAAGGAACTCGGCTACATTCTCCAAAGCTGAATGGCAATTTACGCTCGGGAGTGATTTTACGAAAGCTTTGCGAAGCTCATAATGGCGCTCCGAAATACTTTCGTATTTTTCGAGCTCAGCATCTTCCCTCGCACGGCGTTCAGCTCTTTCAGCTTCCTCCTGAGCTTCCTTATCTTTATCGCGTTCCGTGTAAATGTCGATTTCTCTTTCTGTCAGAACATAATAATATTTGACCTCGTTTACGTCTTCGGGTATTTTAACTTCCTTGCTCAGATTGTAATATCCGTAATTACAGACATATTTGAGATTGGTCCTATCGCCTTTGTGCTCGGTAGCAAAGGTCTTTACAACTTCAAGCCATTCGGCAATCTGAGCTTTGATTTTTTGGTTTTCAAGAATAGTCTTAAGCGTATTCTTGAAGTTGGGAGTTCCGATGTATTTAAGGCAATACTGCTTGCTCTCATCGCTCTCTATCTTATCGAGCTCAGCAAAGTCAAACAAAGTGGCGCCGCGAGAGCAGGCTTTTTTGAATTCTTTCTCGTCCAACGAGCTGAGCTTTGCGCGGCTTCTGACGGTGGTTTTCGAGAAGCCTGACATAGCAGCGACATCATCAACGCTCTTGCCCAGGTCAAGCATCATCTGAAATCCCTTTGCCTGCTCGTATATAGTGAGGGATGTCCTCTGCATGTTTTCGGTGAGCATGGTGGAAAGCTGTTCGGCTTCTTCCATGTCCACAATGGAACAGGGGACTTCATTGAAGCCTGCAAGCTTTGCCGCGGCAAGTCGGCGGTGTCCTATAATGACGGTGTAGCCGTCAGGCTCAAACCACTCATGCGGGTCGTACGAGGCTCTGGCGGCGGTTTTCTTGGCTCCCTCTGCGGTTGCCATTTTTACATACTCGTCCTCGGTCATAAAATGTCCGGGGATAACGGTCAAATTCTGCAAGATGCCGTTGGCTTTGATGCTTTCGGCAAGCTCTGACACGTCGCCGACATCTTTTCGGGGGTTATCAGGATGAGAGTATAACGATGCTACGGGAAGCATCGTTATTGTATTTTTTGTGGCTGTATTCATATCTTTCTCCTTAGTCCTCGATTTCGAGGCTTTCTTTGTATTTTCTCGCGGTGAGACAATTCGCTTTATACTGGTCGTAGACATAGACAGTTGCGACAAATTTATTGTCTACAAGGTCAACTGTTATTAAGTGAGACATCTGCTCTCCCAAATCCTCAATAACCTGTTTCTTGAAAACCTCGACGCATTTAGAAACAGATTTGCGGTCGGATGCAGAGAGGAGCAGGGGATTTGCGGAAGCCTTGAAGCTATGAACGCAGCTCTTTTCCCACTCCAATAGCTTTTTCGTATGCTCAAGCTTTTCTTCGAGGGCGTCAAATTCGCGCTTTGTGCGCCCTCCAAAAAGGTGAATAAGCCAGTCCCTGAATGCTTCGGCGGCTTTTTTTATCTCATTAGCGATTCGTTTCATCAGGTCTTCCACTTTCAAGCTCCTTTCTAATATTCTCGGCAACGGTTGCGCACAATTCGGAGTGCTGGCAAATTATATATGAGTTATTTACTTCATTGCCACGGCAATCCCTAATTGTATCTCGTTTGACGATGGGGATAAGCTCAGAACAATTCTGACAATAGCTTTCAAAGCCGAGCTTTATCATTAGCGATTTTCCTCCAATTCCGCGCAAAATAGCTTTCATGATTTCCGTAACGCTTATTGACATGGACATATCCCTTGCGTTCTGCCTTTGCGTGAGCCATGCCACGCACCCATTTTCTCATACTCATTTCTGCTCCTCCTTTGCCGGATACTCAAATACAGATTTTCCGCAATCTAACCACACGGGCGGCTGAGTAGCGCCGAATAATACGCCGAGCCAAACCTTTCCGTGTATCAGAACATTGATTCGCTGAGCAAACGATAGTTTCCAACACGATACACAAGTCTCTCCGTCGCTCCACACGGGCAAAGGAGAACACTCCTCATCGGTCATGCTCTCGGGCTTGCCAAGGATTTTTGTTACTTCGGGGAAATCTGCAGGGGTAAGATTTTTGCTGTAATTAAAGATTTTCATTCTTGGGTCTCCCTTTTAGAATAAGCAAAGTTGTCCGCCTTCTGTGGCGGTTAAAAGTGCGGTTTGCTCAGCTTGTATCGGAACATCTCCCTTTTCTCCACGCTCTGCTGGATGATTGCTTTCGGAGGGGAATATGTCTCTCAACGCATATTCGAGCTGAGCAAGCCTAATTCTGGTCTGCCATACCTCGTGATACATCAACGGGGTATACCACATGCTTTGGTGTTCTCCTCTTATGGGTAAAAGCGGATTATTATCAAGCCCGACTACGGGATAAAGCAATGAATCCGCTATTACGATATAGCCGGCACAGCCGAGTAATGATAGCTGTATGTAACACATAAGACCTGCAAGCTCGTCAATATCCTGGGCTACAAACAGAGCGCCTGTTGACCAATCTATATTGCAGGGCTTAAGTGCGTTGCGGGCGGCAATCAGAAGCGCGCCCGCTCCGCATGCACAGTCGAACACCGTTACAAACGGCTTTGATAATTCTTTTTTCGATTTCTCGTTGATTTCCATTTTTGCCATGCATTCGCATATGCAGTACGGAGTGAAAAACTGTCCGCGATAATGGTTTCCGAGTTCTAATGCCATGAACATCTCTCCGAGGAAATCTTGGTCGGGGTTTACTTCAAGAGCCTCTACAACGATTGCAAGCATTTTTGGAAACAATGCTCTTTCCGCTTCGGAATATCCGTTGATGATGTCCATGTATCTGCGTTCCCGTTTGTCATGTGTCTCTCCTGCCTGGTCGCAGACATTTGAAATGGAGATTGCACTCAGTACAACGAAATCGCTCCACACCTGCCATGACTGCCGAGAATAGCAGAGGGTTTCCATGAGCTTTTGAAATGCTTTCTGTTTTTCGTTGAGAAATCGAACGGGCTTCATTATTCGCCGCCCTCGTTGCTCGCCATTGCTTTCATACACATGGCGCAAACCTGAATCCACTCAGCCGCCGAGTTCTCGGCAAGATTGAGCATTCTCTTGAGGAGAACATCTCTGAAGCGGAAACTGTTGTTCTTAATTTCTGCCCAGTATTCGTGGAAATTCGTGCTGAACGTCTTGGACGCGTCCCGTGCTTCCTCATATTCCTCCTTGAGTACCGCATATCCCTCGTGGGCGTTTGTAAATGTGCCTCCCCACTTTTCAGAAGCTCTGTCATATTCACGAGACGCAAGCTCGTGAACTTCTTTAAGAAGCTGTTCCATATTAGCCCTCCTCGTTCTCTTCGGCGTCAGCAGGGAGGAAACCCTCGCGTGCGAAGCTATCATCAAACAGGCTTGTCTGCGCCGCATCAAGCGCTCTCAGCTCATAAGCTCCAGTCTCCTTGTTGATAACAAGCTCGAATCCCTCGCCGCTAACAAAGCCATGGGCGGTTTCTTTGACGTTCATCTGAGAGGTAAGCTTGTGCTTGATGTTGGGAACGATGATATCACGCTCGGCGTGGTACTCATGGATTTCGTCATCAGCGGCACTTGAATCTTCAAGGCTGATTTCTACGGTGGCAGTGATCTTCGCGGTTTTGACATCCTTTTTAAGCATGTCAAACATGGTGCTTCTGAGCAGTCCGTTAAAATTGCCTCGGAAAGTATCAAATACGGGGCTTTCGATGGTGAGTGAATAAGATGTTTTTTCCATAATTTTTATCTCCTTATTTTTTGTTGTCGGTGAATATTAGTAATACGTGCTTCTTATTAACGGGAATGCGATACGGCTCCAATTCAGCCGGGGTAGCGTATTTGTGACCATACAGAGCTTTGAAATTCTTCCAGTCCTCCCACGGTACCCGATAGAAGTCTGCCATGTTGAAGCCAACAACGATGAAACAAATCGCGCCCATAGATGCGTGCTTATCGAGGCGGCGCGCCTGCTCATCAGTTACCCTGTCGGCGGTTATTCTGTCTGAGGTCGTGTGCTTTGCCTCGAACACCACAGACCTACCGCCGCGCAAAGTGCCTTGGAAATCGGGTTGGGCATCCTTCGCAAAATTAGCAATGAATCTGCCTTGACCGAGGTCTTTAACGAGATGCATAGGCTCCGGCGTTTTTTCGATTGCTACATACCCTCCAAGTTCGTAATATCTCAGCGCTTCTGAAATCTTCTCTTCAAAGCGTTCTCCGAGTGCCTTGTTTATTGCGCCCTGATATTGCTTCCTCGGGTCTTTTTTTCTTGTGGAGTTCGGACGATATGCTTGGTTATACTGAGCCATATTTACCCCCACGAATACGCACGGCAGAAATAGTGAGCGCCTATAGTTGCCGCTATGTTGCTGTTCTCAGGTGAACGCCCAAAGAACACGACGTTGGTAGCATCGAGAACGGGAGTTCCGAACAACGCCGCATTTACGGCGTCAATGTTTGTTTGATTGGGAGTAGTAGATGCGAGAAGCGGTGCAGTAGAGAACTGATAACTTCCGTTATATTTCTGATACAGCACTCCGCTTACCGTGCCCGGAAACGCCTCGTTGAGAATGCGGTTTAAGATTACTTCTGCTACCGCTTGCTGCCCGTCAAAACACTGGTTGTTCGATTCCTGGTATACCGCAGCAGCCATGAGCTTAATGTCCGCTTCGCTTAACTGAGGAATTATCGCGGCATATCTCGAAGTTTCATAATCATCCGGGATTTCAATTTTCGCGGTTTTTTCGGACTCGGGATTAGCTTCTTCCTTTGCGGATACAACCTCCGCTTTCGGAGCGTCTAAATTTTTCTTTTCTAATTGTTTCAACGCCGCAGCCTGCGCACATGTTAAGACCGCAATAGATGTCAATGGACTATCCGATTTTTCCAACGGGAAGTCTTTCATTGCATCTCTGAAATCTATGTCTATGTACCGCTCGGTATCGTTCGTTTCGGGTGTTTCCGTGACTACCATATATCCGCTGCAGTTGAACATGGTAATCGCGCAAACTATAAGGGCTATAATAATTTTTCTTATTTTCATTTAATTCTCCTTGCCCTCGAGGAGCCGAGTTTCGCCAATTGCTTTCAGAACACTGCTTGGCAGTTTTGCATTGGCGATTTCTCTTTCCTCGATTACCTTGTACGATTTGATGAAATTGCTATAAACAACGGAATTGAAGCTGTCCTCTTCCATCATCCTCCAATTATGCAGAACAGAGGGCGAGCCTATAGCTTTCTGAATGCTACGGGGAAGATCCTCCCATTGCATATTGCCTGCGGCAGCCTTTGATACTATTGCCCATGCGTCCTGGGCGGTCATTGCATTCGGATTTTGAATTTCCCGAATTTTTTCTTTGACTGCCCCGATTGTCGGAGGATATCCCTCAATCTTCGTTGCGATGATTGATTTCACCGCCGCTTCAACGAGCTCCGCAGGGTCGTCCTTAAACATGTCATACCAAAGATTGATGGAAGCTTTTGCGTCTGCCTCGGTACTGTTGCGGTAGAACGCAGGGAACGCAACTCTGAGGATTGCCATTATTACGGCGGCTTCGTTCTTAGTCATTCAGCTCACCGCTTTCAACAAGCCTGAGGAAAACATTGTCGGTCTGAGTTCCGCCGCCTTGCTTCTCCCTGTCGGCATAATTTCCGCTGATAACCTTCTCAAAATTGTTCGGCTTAATAAACCAGTCGAAATTAGCCTGAAAGTCCTTAACTCTACCCGAGAGGAACGGGCTTTCTCCGACCATCTTAATGGCATCGAGCACTCCGTTTAATCCGTATTGCTTAACTCTCGCATGGAGCATATTCCATCTTGTTGAGTTTCGATTTATGGACTTAACGGTTGACGCCAACCCGAGCGCGTTCCATGCACCCATGACCTGTTGAGAGATTTCCGCGAGATTGTCACTTTCCTCTTCCTCGTTTTTCTCGGGAAGTGGAGCAGGGATTGCCTCTCTCTGTACTCGCTTCTGCTGAGCCCAGTCGGTCTCACTTCCTACAAGGTTTTCATAGTTGGATAAGACCAACACGCCGTTATTGTCTTCATATATCAGACCGAGCTTTTTGTAGAGTTCGAGAGCCTCGCGAATAGTATCGGCGCTGAAGTATTTGCAGTCCTGACGAATTTTCTCAATGTCATAGGGGATGATTACTTCTCCGATTTGACGAGAGAACTTCCCATTGGTGTTAATGGTCATGAGACAAAGCATCTGATAAAGAACGACATAGTTTGCGCCGTCCTTTTGCATCATAAAAAACTGGATTGTTTCAGATGTCATAAACGACTGCTTGAGTTTCATCCAATAAAACTTTTTACCGCTTGCAGCCACTTCATCACTCCCCAACCGGCTCAAACTGGAGCCACAGGCCTGTTTCATCAAGCCTGTAAATCGGGCGCGCGAAATACGGGTCTCCGTTCTCGGTGTATATCTGCCCGTCAATGATTTCGTATTCCTTGCCGACTATGAAATGGGTGTCAGCGGATTTGAACTGCGTGCAGATTACCCTGCCGTTGTAATGAGAATTTGCCTTGATGAATTCGGTCTCATCAGCCAAGTTGGTTATTGCCTTTAATTCTTCGGGTTTGCAGGTTACTTTGACTTTAGCCAAATACATTCGATTCGGCGCGTTTTTTTCGCGGGCGCTCATTTGGAATGTAACCTCGATGTCATCAAGCATGCAGTAGCCCGCTCTGCCGATTAAGTTTTTGAAGCAATCCACATCGCCGATGTACTCAACGAGCATTCCTCTACGAATTTTTTCCATAAGTTGTGCCTCCTGTGAATTAAAACGGGAGTTCGCCGTCATCATCGCCGAGCTCGGTAAATCCCGTCTGATAGTCCTGACCCGAGGGAGCCGCGCTTCCGCTCGGCGCAGAATACTGCCCGCCGCCCTGTTCAGAGCGTTTGCTTTCGCCGAAATACACATTCTCTGCAACTACCTCGGCGCTTCTGCGCTTGCCGCCGTCTCGGTCAGTCCAGTCACGGAGCTGCAGGCGACCAGACGCGACGGCCATAGAGCCTTTTTTGAAATACTTGCTGACGAATTCGGCGGTTGACCGCCAAGCCACGCAGTCAATAAAGTCCGTCTGTTTCTCACCGCCGTCGCGTCCGCTGAAATCGCGGTCAACAGCGAGGGTAAAGGATGCAACGGGAGTTTGGGACTGTGTGTATCTGAGTTCCGGGTCTCTTGTCAATCGACCCATGATTGTGATGTGATTAAGCATTAATTATTCCTTTCCATTTAGCCTTTTGATTAGGAGTGTCGGTGTCGATCTTATACTTTTTTGCCTCGAATATTGCGCCGTCAATCAGCCTTGACATTTCGGCACTATCCATATCGCTCGTGTGCTTGTAAACCATGTACCGGCTGAATACCTTGTCTCCATCGGTTATATCGTTGAGATATCTGGTGTACGGATATATCTTGTCGACATCCACGCTTGCAGGAAGCCGAAAGCCCACAATTTGTCCGTCCGCATCCCTCTTAGGCACACCGTACTGCACCACGAGCTGAGCCTTTACCTCATCATCGGAGGCGCCTATGGCGGTCGCTATGTCATTAACAAGCACATGAAAATACGCATTTGCATCTAAACTCCGCTTTTCGCGGTGTTTTTTTATGCTAATGTCGATATCGCAGTCTTTGAGCTTGTCATACATCTCTCCGACATCGCCGCAGACCTCGATTGTGAGTCGAGGTCTTTTATTGCGGCCATAAGATAAGTCAATGAGCCTCCCTTTCATAGAGCTTTCCAATGCTCAACGAATGTCTTCCAATTCCCGGTACTGCGAAGCCAGGAGAAGAAATCGCTTACTACGGGGACTATACTGGATGTTTCCTCGCGCCTGTAGCTTTCAGTCCATACCTCAGTCCCATTGCTTATGAGGTATCTGAATTCGTTTGCCTCGGGGACAATTTCGAAATACATAGGATGCTGTGTACTGTCTATGTATTTGCCTCGGTCATAAGATTTGGAAAACTTTATGTCGTCGATAACCCCTGCGCTCAGAGCATCAAGCCTGCCATAGAGTAAAACATTTACTCCGTCAACGGTCATGCGCTTTTTTGCCTTGAACTGCAGAACGGGGTACTTACCGAGCATGCCTGCTACTTTCTCGGCAGCGCTATACCACGGGTCGTTTTTGTCTCCGCGTCCATATACGATATCAGTAACGAGGTCCTCAAACTCTATCCCCTTCAGCATTGCCTCGGTAGTCTCCGTGGGTTCTCTTCTGAGTACCTGCAAAAATTCTGCATAGGGGTCTCGTTCTGTTGTCGCATCTTCATACGGGTTATCAGCCAAAGCATAGAGCCATGAAGAAAGCAACGAGTGAGTTATCATGTAGGTTGGCGATTCTGCCATAATTACGCCTCCTTTTCCTCCGCAGGAGCAGGTGTATACTTACCGAGTACCTTGTCATAGAAAAGGTTGAGCTTCTTAATCTTAGCGTTGAATGCTACGCCGACTTCCTTCTTAGAGGTCAGAGCGTGGGTGATTGCGTTCATGCTGGGAATTGCGGCGTTTGCAGTGTCAGCATCAACAACTGTTCCGACGATGCGATTTCCCTCGGCAATAGCCGCTTCGTACACCTTCTGAAGCTCATTGTTCTGCTCAACATCTGCTTTGGCTTTCGCATTGTACTCGTCGAACAGCTTTGTCAGGAAGTCGTTTGCATCATTGGGACCGAGAGGAGGAATCTTGATAACACCGCTGATTCCGCGAGTTCCCTTTGCAAAGAAGCGCTCGCAGTTGGAAAAACCAATGGTGCGATAGTTCCCGTTCATCTCTACGAAGCCGCCGAGGTCCATAGGCTCCCATACATCATTTTTGGTGCCGCCCTCAACTTTGAGACGGAGCCGGGTGTTGTCACCGTCCTTTTCCTCAATCGCGTGGAAGATGATTACAATGTTCTTATCAAGCTCATAGAAGCAATAATCCATGAGTCGATTAAACTCACGCTTGATTGCGCCGTAGCCTTTAAGGGAAAGGGAGCCGTCTCGCTGCCCGTACTTCGGATCCTTTTTGATTGCCCAAAGAGACATGAGGGAAATCAGCTTACCGCCGGTATCAAAAACGAGGGTGTCGTAGTCCTGCACGTTCACAGGGGTGAGGTCAGTAAGAAGCTCGTCATAGTCATTAGGCTGAATGTACGGTTTGCGGTAGCGAGGCTCGACGCGGTCAATTCCAAAGTCAGCATCAATGTGGAGGGGATTTGGTGCGGACAGTCCGAGCGTGGATTTACCGATGCCAGGATAACCTGCAATAAGCAAGCGGATTTTCTTGGGTTTGTCCTGAATTTCATTTGGGTTTCTTATCATGATTTTTTCTCCTTTAAATTGAAACTTGTTTTGAGTTCTAAATAGAGCTTCGATAGCTCGTCATCATCGAGCCCGACTATATCGGGTCCGTCGGGCGTCATAGCTTCTTTCGTAATCACGATGTCTCCGCATATCGCAGAGCCGTGAATATGAGCGCCGTACAGAATGCTGCCTGTATGATTGATTTTCGGATTGTCTTTTATTAGCCCTTCCTCGTCTACAATCATGCAGTATGGCTTTCTGAGCCCTACGGGACGGACAATCTCTATCCAATCACAGCCGATGGCTTCGCCAATCGTTTTGTAGAGAGGTCCTCCAGTTATTTCTTCAACCGAAATAGTATCTGACGTCGTAATCAATATTACTTTCATTAGCGTGCTTCCTTTCACTTTCAGTAATCTGTTCATCCGTCTTGCGGATCAGATACCGGCAAACAGCTTCGAAACCTACCACCAGTCCATAAAGCAGGAGCATTATGATTCCAAAAAGAAGTACAATTTTTTCTTGAGTCATGTTCATTCCTCCGATTCATAGTAGTCATAAGCATCAGCAGTTCCGATGCATTCTTCACATCCGACGGCGGTGCCGTAATAGTCGATATAGATTGTCGAGCATTCCTCGCCGCAAACTGGGCACACGGGAACATGGGGCATCTTGTGCGGATATCCAGTGCGTAATACATTGCTGATTTCAGGATGTTCTAAATCATTCATCGTTAAGCTCCTTTTCGTGCTGAGATAAATAGTTGTCAACTTGCCCCGCTATCCACTCTTGCATTGTTGAATATCCGTCGTCTTTAATGTGCTGTTGCAACTGAGCTATGCGCTCGCCTGACAGCCTTGCAGATATTTGCCGTTTAGTATCACTTCTACGAGGCTTGCGCGGCTTACAGGGCTTTTGGGGAGCTCCTGTATAAATCTGCTCATTTGGGGCGAATGTGTCATATAGAATTTTCATTGCCTCTGGGCAAAGCGCAGCTCCGTATTTCTTGGTGTTCTCGCACTTGCTGTGCACCGTCTTGTCGTACTTTGGATAAGTTTTACGTAGCACGTCAACCATGTCCTGGGCATGAAGCCCATGCTGTATTCTGAATTCCTTAAGCTCGTTCATGATTAACTCCCGACTTGACAATTTCGCAAATGCTTGATATGGTAACAAAAGAGGTTAGGCTCACAAAGAGATTGCTAAACCTAACGAGGTCGTTCCTGTGTGGCTGCGGGGCGACCTCTTTTTTATTTTTAATCATCGTCAAAACCTCTCAGTTTCCGGGTGGCAGATAATTCTTCCCAACATCTGTGACCTAAATTTCCGTTGGTATACATCTTGGACTTTTTGAACTCGTCTTCGCCATAAATGCCACAGCAGTTCACAAGCCCTGGAATATGGTCGGGGTGAAATGCTCTGAATATGGCACATGCCATTTCGCGGTCAAGAGCCTTTACTAATGTCCAACCGCCGGGGAATGGGTGCCCCTCTGATCCGTAGGTGAAATAAAACTTCTTGTCTCCGATAGTTTTCATGCTGATCCTCCTTTCATAAAATATTTTCAGCTTTGAGCTGTGCTATCTTTTTGTCTAAAATCGACCTCCCTTCGGGTTGATTTATAAACTGCCTCACGCACCGCAGGGTGCAATCGGCAAGGGCATCGACCATATTTACAGGCATATCCTCTTTCTTTGTCAGCATTGAGGCCGCGCCCTCACCGTTCATATCGGGGGTAGACGATAAGTAAATTTCATTCATAATAGTCCGTCTCCTTGCCAACTGTTTAATAGGTTAAACACATCAGGTAAAAAATAAAGCTCAGCAGAACAGCTCGTCAATGGTGACTTCGAGCGCTTTCGCAATCTTCATAAGCGTTTTTGTGGATGTTGCGCGCTCTTTTCCACTCTCGAGAGCAGAGATAGTTCCGCGACTTACGCCGCTTTTCTTCTCTAATTCCTGCTGAGACATTTTTTTCTGTTTGCGGATTTCTAAGATCTTATAACCCATTTTCAAGCCTCCTTTCACAATATGTTGCGGTACTGTTTAACCGATTACACAATCATGTTACACTAAACGACAAAGTTTGTCAAGTGGGTTGAACAAAAAATGTTTAATAAATTTCACATTCTTCTTGACGGGCGCCTTATAGCATTGTATAATACATTAAACAATACCACTTTAAAGGCGGTCCAAATATGACTTTAAGCGAATTCGTAATTCAATACAGAGAAGCTCACGGCTTCTCTCAGCGCCAAATGGCTAATAAATGCGGATTGTCAAATGGATATATATCTATGCTCGAAAAGAACGAGAATCCGAAGACCGGGCGCCCGCTCATCCCGTCGATTCCTGCCCTGGAGAAGCTCGCAAAGGGAATGAACATCACTCTGAATGAGCTATTCACCGTAATTGATGATATGCCCGTAGACATGTCCGCATCTGTGTATAATGAAAACGGCCCCATCAGCGAAAACGATGATGAGGTCGTAAATGAGATTTTGAAGATTATTTCGGAACTTCCCGAAGAGAAGCAGACTGCTGCTCTGGCTTACATTCGATTTCTCGCTTCACAGCCCTGAGCTCGGCAAGGAGTTCCCTTTTTTGGGCAGGGGTAAGCTTGCGGACAAGATTCCGCACTTCGTGTTCCAATGCGTTGTTTGTCATTTTGTCAGCTCCTTAATGTAGTAGTTGTCGACAGCAACTATATTGTAACATATTGTAATTTTTTTGAGAATACCCTAAAATGAGAAATTCTAACAAATAGCCGAATTCGTGCAAAAACGAACTCTGCGCGTCCGACGAGTCGGACAAGCATTTTTATGTCAGTAAAAATGCTCCTATTTAAGATATATATAATTTATAATAGTGATTTATATATATTACTTCTATTTAAGATATTATAAATTATATATATCTAATCTATACTCTTACTCTCTTATCTCTATATCTCTATACTCTATACTCTATACTCTGGGTGGACATTGTCCACCCCAATGTCCATAAAATGTCCACCCTAATGTCCACCATTATTATTGATTGAAAGGAGGTGCAAATATGTCTACTTTTGTTACGCCCACAAGCATCAAAAAGAAAAAGATTGCCCTTTTGCTCTGTATATTCGGCGGATTTTTTGGTCTGCATCAGTATTATGTTGGCAAGATTGGTAAGGGACTTATCTACACATTCACCATTGGAATTTTCTTCATCGGTTATGTGAAGGATATTTTTAAAATCCTCAGAGGCAAATTCACTGACAGCCGCGGAATGTATCTGTTAGAGTGATGAGCTGATAAATCTATTGAAAGGAGGTTATCAAGTGTCGGACGTTAATACCACATGTGCAATATATTCAAGATACTCTAGCCGGTCACAGAGAGACGTTTCTATTGACCAACAGATAGAAGTATGCCGAGGAATGGCAGAACGCCTCGGACTGACTGTATGCGAAATATATATTGACCGCGCTAAGACCGGCACAAATGACCGCCGCGTAGATTTTCAGCGCATGATTAAAGATTCAAATGCACACGAGTTTTCGTATGTAATAGTCTATGCATTTGACCGCTTCGCTCGCGATAGATACGACAGCGCAATTTATAAGCATCAGCTCAAGCAGAACGGAATAAAGGTCATAAGCGCAACAGAGCCTATTTCTGATGACCCCTCGGGAGTGCTCATGGAATCAATTCTAGAGGGATTTGCGGAATACTATTCGGCGGAGCTCTCCCGAAAGATAAAGCGCGGAATGACAGACAATGCGAAAAAGGGGCTTGCGAACGGCAGCATCCCGTTTGGGTACCGCCGAAGCCAAGACGGAAAATATGTAGTCCAGGATGACGAGGCTAAGATTGTTCGAGAAATTTTCGAGCGAGTGCGTGACGGCGAGGCTTTTTCGGCAATCAAAAATGATTTCAACGAAAGAGGAATAACCAACCGCTTTGGGAGAAAATGGACAGACGGAAGCTTTTATCACCTGATATCCAATGAAAGATATACGGGAGTGTATATCTATGGGGATGTCCGTATTGATGGAGCTATCCCTCAGATAGTCGACCGAGTATTATTTGATGAAGTGCAACGTCATATGACCGTTAAGAAAAACCCAAGAGGTAATGTTTATAAACGGCGCAGGGAGAACGGAATGTATTTATTAACAGGAAAACTATACTGCGGAGAGTGTGGAGCCCCGATGATAGGAGTTTCCGGTACGAGTAAAACGGGCGAATTACATCACTACTATGTGTGCCAGGAAAAGCGCAAAAACCATAATTGCAAGAAAAAGAATGTTCGCAGAGATTTTATTGAGCGTGAGATTACTGCTGCCCTTAAGCACTATGCCCTTGACTATGATGTGATTGGGTGGATCGCAGACAAGGCTATAGAACGGCAAGAAGCAGGGGAAGGAAGCGTTGAGTTGTCGTTCCTTGAGAAACAGCTCGACAGTACCCGATCTGAAAAGGACAATGTTATGAAAGCCATAAAAATGGGAATCATAACCGAAACAACAAGAGATTCGCTCCTCGAACTCGAAGCAACCGAAAAAGAGTTGATTTCGAGAATCGAAGCGGCTCGGGCGAGAGCCGAGGACAAACTCACAAGAGAAGATATAATAGCGTGGCTGTCGATATTCAAAGACGGAGACGTTGACGACAAGGAGTATCAGGAGCTCCTGATAAGATGCTTCCTTGTTGCCGCTTATCTGTATGACGACGGTAAAATGAGAATAGGCTTTAAATTTTCAGACAAGCCCGAATATATTGATATCCCTTCAGAACTCGGAGATTTCGGGGATTCTTATACGGGCGCTGAGAGTTCGTATAATTCTAAATTCACTCCACCAAACTTAAAAATACGAACTCACGTCACCGTTGAATTTATCGGTCCAATGTTTGTATTAACTTGCCCGTTTCCCGAGGCAAATGAGTAAGAAAAGCCGCGTCTATTATGGCGCGGCTCTTCTTTTCATCTTCTTT